ACGGCTACGGCAACGGCTACGGCAACGGCAACGGCTACGGCTACGGCTACGGCAACGGCTACGGCAACGGCAACGGCTACGGCTACGGCTACGGCTACGGCGACGGCGACGGCTACGGCGACGGCGACGGCGACGGCGACGGCGACGGCGACGGCTACTGATGTCGTGTGAATGAATTAATCAAATACAATAAGCTCAACACAAGGAAACATATCTATGCGTGCAGAACTTCTCAAGGGAACGCTCAAGGCTCTCTTCCCCATCCAGCGTACCGTGATCATCGTCGGCCCTCCGGGCGGCGGCAAGACCACCATCGTCAACGAGGTGGCCGAAGAGCTTGGTGTTCCTGTGATCCTGCGCAATCCTGCGCTCACTCCGGTCGAGGACTTCGGTGCCCCTGACATGCTGGCACAGGGCAAGGCCTTCGGCTACAAGATGCCTGACTGGTTTCCCTACAAGGGCAAGCCGGGTACTGAACGTGGCGGCATCCTGCTGTTCGATGACCGCACTCAAGCCAGCCCCGACCACCAGAAGGCTATCGCTCACATCTGTCAGGCTCGTGACCTGCACGGCGTACCTCTGGCTGATGGCTGGCAGATTGTCTCCACTGGCAATCGTCAGGCTGACAGGGCCGGTGCTGTCCGCACTCTGAGCCATCTCGCCAACCGCGAGACTACCTTGGAGTTCGAGACCGACCTCAACGACAGCACCAAGTGGATGATCGACCACAACGTGAAGCCCGAGGTTGTCAGCTTCCTGCGGTTCCGGCCCGGTCTGCTGCATGACTTCGATCCGCAGCGTGTCAGCAACCCGACGCCCCGTTCGTGGGTTGAGGGTATCTCTGACATCCTCGGTGTGGTGCCTGCCGAAGCTGAGTACGAGTGCTTCAAGGGTGCCATCGGTGAGGGTGCAGCGGCAGAGTTCGTTGGTTTCATGCGGATTTTCCGCAAGCTGCCCAACCCTGACGCCATCCTGATGAACCCCAACACTGCTGACGTGCCGACCGATCCGGCTACGCTCTACGCTCTGTCTGGTGCGCTCTCTCACCGTGCTACTGACGGTAACTTTGAGCGTGTCTGCACCTACAGTGAGCGGATGCCGCCCGAGTTCAGCGTTCTGACCATCTCCTCGGCGGTGCGCAAGAACCCTGACCTGTGCAACACGCAAGCGTTCACGAAGTGGAGCATCGAGCACCAAGATGTACTTTTCTGAGGTCGGTCCACTGGAAATCAGTGAGGCCAAGGCGTGGCTGGCGTTTCTGATAGAGCGCCAGCCTCACAAACGGATAGAACTGATGCACCGACGCAGTCAGATAGACGCAAGCAAAGCAGCACGGCGCGCTGCTCTTGCCCGGCTTGATGAACTGGCGATGCAGTACCCCACCGACTACCTCGTGTTCAAGACACAGCGTAGACTGATGGGAAAACAATAACTTAGCGGAGTAACTGACATGACTATGATGCTGAATGACCGTGCCCTTCTCGTGTCCCTGTCGATCTCGCAGTGGACTGCCCGCAAACTGGACAAGAGGGCGACCAAGGAAGTGGCTGACAACAATCGTGCCAGCACCAGTGCTGGCCGCTACAACAAGTCTCTGCTTCCTCTCAATGACTTGCTGGCTCATGTCCACCAGAAGACCGGCGTGATCCGTGAGAAGTTCGCCAAGAACACCCTGCCTTGGGGCATCGACGGCACCCGCATCCTGCCGAGTGCCAACTACCTGTCCTTCATGCAGGATTTCCGCAAGGAGAAGGGCGAGTGGCAGTCCCTCGTGACCATGTTCATCGACAACTACGACGACCTCGTGGACGAGGCCAAGCGGTGGCTCGGTGATCTCTACGATGCTGCCGACTACCCCGACAAGCACAAGGTGGCTGACAAGTTCGCCATGGACATGGGGATTTTCCCCGTGCCGACCAATGACTTCCGTGTGGAGTTGTCCAGCGATGAACTGGCACGCCTTCAGGAGGACATGGAAGGGCGCATGGCAACCATCCAGCAGGAAGCAATGAACGACTGCTGGCACCGGCTCTACAAGCACGTCCAGCACATCACCGAGAAGCTGGCCGATCCCAAGGGTATCTTCCGCGACAGCATGTTGGACAATGCGCAAGAGACCTGTGACCTGCTGTCACGCCTCAACATCGCTGACGATCCCAACCTCGAAGCCATGCGCCGTGAGGTCGAGGCCAAGCTGATCAACCACCACCCCGACAGCCTGCGCAATGACCCTGACCTGCGTCAGGATACCGCAGCCGAAGCACGTAAGATCATGGACCTGATGTCAAGCTACATGGGAGCACAGTGATGCCGGCAGGTAACAAGAAGGGTGAGGCACCCAAGTACCGCAACGTCACCGTCGATGCCGATCTGGTGGAGGCAATCCACCAGAAGGCCGACGAACTGGAGTCGCAGTTTGGATTTCGCCCAACGGTATCGCAGACAATCCGCTACCTCTTGAAGAAGGGATGATACAATGACTGACACCAACAAGCATATGCAGATATTTCTGGCAGTCGGTCAGTGCGCTGACCACGATGCAACGTACTACTATACGTTCACTGACCCAGATCAGGCCATCGAGTTCGTTGACCGGGCAGTGGGACACAAGGACGATGCCGTCACCGGCTGGACCATCGTGACACTGACCGCACAGAATGCGGACGAAGCATACAAACAACACCGTGACTGGGTCGAGGGATAAGGGAGGCGTAGTGATGCGTTTGCAAATTAGGGACAATGAGGACGGAGACCCGGTCTACACGTTTATATCTGACACTCCGGTCTACAAATTTGTGTTGGATGTCGATGGTCTAGATGAGATCGTACTCACAGAACTTTGGATGTGGGGGATAGACCCTAGCACCAAACCGCACGTCAGGGACGCGATCCGAACAGTAGTCAATGATATATACTTCGAGCGTTGTGCTCTCGAATCCACCGATTACTTCAAAGCGTTCGATGCAGCCGCTGCGGCACTCGCAGCAAAGGAGAACGACAATGACTGACACCAACAAGCTGATGCGCCGCCTGTCCAAGGCCAAGACCAGCCTGATCCTTGAGTCGCCGTTCATCGGCACCATCACGCTCAACATGCCGTTCGAGTTGTCTGACTCGGTTCCCACTGCGGCGACCAACGGCAAGCGTGTGGTGTTCAACCCGGCATTCATCGACCCGCTGACTGATGAGGAACTCAAGTTCCTCGTTGCTCACGAGGTGTTCCACCCCATGATGGAACACAACTACCGCCGTGGTGAGCGCAACCCCCGCAAGTGGAACCGTGCCTGCGACTACGTGATCAACGAGCTTCTGGTGCAGGAAGGTATCGGCAAGATGCCCGAGGGTGGGCTGCAAAGCACCAGCATTTATCAGGCTGGCAATGGCACCAGTGACGGCATCTTCAGCATCCTCGAAGATCAGCCCGGTGACGACGGCAGTGGCGGCTACGCCGATGGCAACGGTCCCTTCGATGACTGCGAGGATGCTGAGGGCAACGCAGCAGAGCAGGCTCAGGCTCAGGCCGAGATGAAAATCAAGGTGGCTCAGGCTGCGCAGGCAGCCAAGATGATGGGCAAACTGTCTGCCAACATGCAGAGACTTGTCGATGAGGTGCTGCAACCTAAGGTCGATTGGCGTGAGGTGCTGCAACGGTTCATCGAGAAGGCTCGTACTGACCAGCGTACCTACGCTCGGCCCAGCCGTATCTTCGCAGCACAGGGTCTCTACCTGCCCAGCGTGACAGGTGAGCGGATGGGTGAACTGCTCTTCGCAGTGGACTGCTCTGGCTCCATCGACCAGCACACCCTGAACCAGTTCGCTGCCGAGATCAGGACGGTCAAGGACGACTGCCTACCGGCACGTATCCATGTGGTCTACTTCGACAGCACTGTCTCCCACTACGAGAGCTACGCTGCGGAGGACGATCTCGATATCCGCCCACATGGTGGTGGCGGTACGGCATTCAGCCCGGTGTTCCGCTACGCTGAAGAGCATGACATCGACCCGGTTGCCTGCGTGTTTCTGACTGACCTGTACTGCCACGATTTCGGTGACGCACCGGACTACCCGGTGCTGTGGGTTTCCAACGGCGCTGACAGCGCCCCCTTTGGAGAAGTGGTGATGATGGCATGAGTGATGAGATCGAAGACCGGATCGAAGACCTGACCGGGGAGATGGGTCATGCCTGCTCTGGCTACGACCTGAGTACGGTGCTGACCGCACTGACGTATCTGACTGCGGATGCCTGCATCCAATCCGGGCTTGGCGAGGACGTGTTCCTCGCTGAGTTCACCAAGAGTCTACTCGAAACAATCCAGAACCTAAAGGACCACGACAATGGCAACTGTACGCATCACTAAGGAACTGACCGAGGATATCCTCCGCAACGCCAAGAACAAGTTCGGTGACGCCATCCGCAAGGCCGAAGAGGCCAAGCCCGAGGACAAGTGGGGTGACTACATCTACGACAAGCTGTTTGGTAAGTACTACCACACCATGAAGGAACTTCCGCAGTCCTTCTTCAAATACTACCCGCACATCGTCATCGTTTCTGTCGGCGGCATCCACATCAACAAGCAGTTCACCCTCAGCGAGGCCAAACCTTTCCCGACGGAACTGCCTGATGGCATGAGCAGAGACGTTGCCCAGCGTGAGTGGAATTGGCAGTACCGCCTCGGTAATGACCTGATGTGGGGAGAACTCTACGCCGAGGTCATGCGCTGGCACGACAAGTTGCTCCGACTCAAGGACCAGCAGCGGCTGTTCTCTGAGGGTGTCAGCACTGTGTTGGGCAACTTCTCAACGCTTGCACCGGCACTGAAGGAGTGGCCCCCGCTCTGGGAACTGGTGCCTGAACCCGTCAAGGAGCGGCACAAGGAGATCACCGTGAAGGAGAAGAAGGAGAAGCCCAGCGTGGACAAGAACACACTCGGCAGGCTGACGGGTGCCATGACTGCGGTCAAACTCGGAGGACTGTGATGGACCTGCCACGCAAGTGGCCGGGACGTGTCAAGGTGAGGCAAGCCCTCACCCTGATGCGCCTGCTAGGTAAGTGGGAGTCGTGGACTGATGAGTACGCTAAGTCCAGCAAGCGACACCAGAAGACGCGGTACTGGCTGTTCCGCGAGACGTATTACTGGGTCATGTATGGGACAGACCCTGACCACCCCAAAGTGAAGAGGATAGGACGATGACAATGGCACAGACAGAGATGTTTGAGGAAGTTGAGCAGGTTAGTGTGCAGGATATGAACATCATCGACGCCGTGCTTGACGAGCGCGGCTCACGCTATGGGAAGTTTGAAAACCACGCACGGGTAACACAGAATATTAAGTCTGCAATGGCTGATAGCCCCAACTGGAACACACTGCGGGTGGACACCCGCGAGGCTCTTGAGATGGTGGCGCATAAGGTCGGGCGGATACTAAACGGTGATCCTGAATATGCTGACAATGTTATTGACATCATAGGATACATGCAGCTAGTCCTTGACCGTATGCAAGGGAGACAGGAACGTGGACTCAAGGCGGAAGTGGAAGAACCCAGCCGGGACTAGAACATATTACGCGTGGCGGTCTATGCACGCAAGGTGTAGAGATCAGGGCAACCCGCATTATGGCGGTCGGGGTATAGTTGTATGCCCAGAGTGGGTAAGCTACGATAGGTTCTATGAAGATATGGGAGAGTGTCCGGTTGGACACTCTCTTGATCGCACGGATAACGACGCGGGATATGCGCCGACTAACTGTCGCTGGGTCACCATACGAGCGCAACTCAATAACCAACGGCGCAATAGGCGGATCACCTATAAGGGGAAGACGCAAACGCTTGCGCAGTGGGCCGAAGAACTCGGTGTCAGACTTGATACACTGTCTAAGCGCCTATCTCGGCTGCCCATAGAGGGTGCAATGCAACCGGGTACTATACGCCCCCCGTGGCGGCACGGTACTCGATATGGGTATGAAACTGGGTGTCGGTGCGACGACTGTCGGATAGCACATAATAAACGAATGAGAGAATATCGGGTAAAAATGGAGGGTAAGGTACGATGAAAGAGGTCTATGAGATTCGCACGGTCCGGGGCACACCAGTGTTCCGGGCTGACACCCTCGACGGTGCCAAGCGGGAGATCGAACGCGCACGTAAACGTGTCGGTATGAACTTCTTCCTCTACAAAATCATCACGACCGAGGAGGAAGTGCTTTACTAGGGTGTAAAGTGTAGATATACCCTCAAACTAGGAGTAACGATGATGATCCACCTGACAACACGCGAGCACGACGTCATGCGGCTGGTCTGCGAAGGCCTCGCCGTCCGCGCAGCCCTCGACCCAGCAGCTATTGTGGAAGGAATGGAGTGATGGCGCAGATTATAGACTTTGACGGCGCGCGGCTCGCCCCGCTGCTTGTGCGTTCAATCACCAGCTTCCTCAACGATCGGCCAGACAGCGACTACCAGCGCGGATACCTTGCTGCCTTGTTGTGGGCCTACCGCGAAGGTTTGGGCCGTGGCGCTGATGACGCGCGAATTGCCGCTGCCGAAAAGATGCTCCGTTCCGCCGCCCTCTCCGACCTGATCGCAGGGGATGCTCATTTGATTGACACGGTGGGCGACAGCGATGGAGACGACGGTGCCTGACGCCCTGCGCAACTGGCTCTGGGCCAACTTCGGCTGGGACATCTACGACTGGCACCCTGAAGACGTGAGGTTCTGACATGCGCCGCCCCACGTACCCCCTCGGCCAGATGGCAGTGGGCGAAACCTTCACCATGGCGGCGCTAACACACGCCGACCGCAAGCGGATTGCGCGCAACGTTAGTCAGTACGGGATGAGAAACAACAAGGGCTTTCGCTGTAAGACAGATAAGGCTACACTCGTTATGACAGTAACACGGGTACGGTAGAGGGGAACAGCAGTGGACATCTATACGATTGACTTCGAGACCTACTATGACCGGGACTACAGCCTATCGAAGATAACGACAGAGATGTATGTGCGTGATGAACGCTTCGAGGTTATCCTTGTCGGTATCAAGAAGAACAACGGGCCGGTGAAGTGGATACCCAAGCCCATGATCCACTTCTTCCTCAAGGCCATCGACTTCTCCAAGGCAGCCATCCTCTGCCACAACACTGCGTTCGATGGGGCTATCCTCTCATGGCACTACGGCGTGAAGCCCAAGCTGTGGCTGGATACCCTGTCGATGGCGCGCCCTCTTCACAACGTGTCTGTGGGCGGCAGCCTCAAGGCGCTGGTGCAGTACTACAAGCTGGGGGCCAAGGGCGACGAGGTTATCAATGCGCTCGGTAAACGGTATGCAGACTTCTCCAAGGAAGAACTGAGCCGCTACGCGGACTACTGCGTCAATGACGTAGAGTTGACCTACAAACTCTGGCTCAAGATGAAGGTCGAGTTCCCGCAGGAGGAACTGCTGGTTATCGACCAGACCCTGCGCATGTACACCGAACCCAAGATTGAACTGGACCGTGGCCTGCTGCTCCAGCACCTGACTGAAGTACGCTCGTCCAAGGAGAAGCTGCTCGATCTGGTGGTTGAAGCATTGAACGACGGCGTGGCTGAAGGCGTTGGGCGTGAGGCGCTTAAGCCTGTGCTGATGAGCAACCCCCAGATGGCATCCCTGCTTGAGAAACTTGGTGTGGAACCCCCGACCAAGGTGAGCGTCAAGACAAGCAAGGTTGCCTTCGCTTTCAGCAAGACGGATAAGGCATTCACTGATCTGTTGGAGCATCCTGACGAGCGTGTCCGCGCTGCGGTCGAGGCCCGCCTCGGTGTGAAGTCCACCCTTGAGGAGACCCGGACCCTTGCATTCCTCGGGATCGGTGAGCGCGGGGCGCTGCCCATCATGCTCAACTACTATGGCGCGCACACTGGCAGGTTCTCAGGCGGCGACAAGGTCAACCTTCAGAACCTACCCAGTCGTGGTAACACCACGATCCGGCGCGCACTCAAGGCACCGGAAGGTTATGAGCTTATCGCTTGCGACTCCAGCCAGATCGAAGCGCGCACTGTGGCATGGCTCGCAGGGCAGGACGATCTGGTGCAAGCGTTCCGTGAGGGACGAGATGTGTACTCCGAGTTCGCCACTGAGGTGTACGGCAGGACCATCACCAAGGCAGACTACACTGAGAGGTTTGTGGGTAAGACCTGCATCCTTGGACTGGGCTACGGCATGGGGGCAGAGAAGTTCCGCCGCACTCTGGCACTCGCCAAGATTGAGATTGATGAGTTCGAAGCCGAGCGTATCGTGCGCCTCTACCGCCAGAAGTACTACAAGATCGTCCAACTCTGGCAGGTATGTGGTACTGTCCTGACCAACATGACGCAGGGTCGGGGAGGTATTATCAACGACAAACTTGTCTACGACAACACCGGCATCTCGCTGCCCAATAAACTGAAGATCACCTACCCTGCGCTACGCCAGACCGGCAATGGGTTCGAGTACATCAACGATGCACGCACCTTCCGCAAGTATCTGAAGGACAGGGTGCTGGGCCTGCCATGTGATGACCTACCGTGGACCCGCATCTACGGGGGCAAGGTGGTGGAGAACCTCGTGCAGGCTCTGGCTGGTATCATCGTGCGCAAGCAGATGGTAGCTATCGGTCTGGCTGGGTACTTCGTCGCCTTCCAAGTGCATGACGAGAACGTCTGCGTAGTGCCAAGCGAGGGTGCTGACGCAGCCGAAGCCCACATCATCAGCATTATGTCCAAGCCCCCGGCGTGGGCACCTGATCTACCTGTTGCCTGCGAAGCAGGGCGGGCTACCAACTACGGAGATTGTTAGTGACCACCAAAGCCATCCGCCTTGCGCACTCATACTCGTCGCTGAAGCAGTTCGAAAACTGCCCGCAGCGGTACTACCGGCAGCGCATCCTGAAAGATATCAAGGATGAGGGGGGCGAGGCCAGCAAACATGGCGAGCGCATCCACGAGATGTTGGAGCGCAGGCTCAGGGACAATGCCGACCTCCCGCAGGAGGCTGCCCGGTACGAACCCATGTGCAAGAGTGTGGAGAGACTGGCTCAAGGCGGTGAGTTGTTTGTGGAAAAGGAGATGGTCCTCAACGCCAACCACGAACCGACAGGGTGGTGGGACTCCGACGCATGGCTCAGGTCCAAGCTCGACGTGCTAGTACTCAAGGGTGCCGACGCTATCGTCATGGACTGGAAGACCGGCAAACGAAAGCCAGACTTCTTTCAGATGGAAATCTTTGCGGGGCAGGTGATGAAGCACTTCCCGCAGGTCCAGCGGGTGAAGACCGTTCTGGTATGGCTCAAGGACATGAAGCTCGATGAGGAGACCTACACTCGCATCGACATGATGGGTATCTGGGGCGGCATTGCCTCGGCCACGAGCCGCATTGAGCAAGCACTGCACTTTGATAATTGGCCTGCTCGACCGAGCGGTCTGTGCGGCTACTGCCCTGCACAATCCACATGCAAGTGGGCGCGGCGCTGATTATGTACTTGACACCCATGTATCGTATGGTAGGAGGAAGTCGTGGCGGCACTGACCCCCGAGGGGAAGGTAAAGAAGCGTCTCACCGAGATGCTGAAGCGGCACAAGGTCTGGTATTTCTTCCCCGGTAACAACGGGTTCGGGAAGTCCGGGCTACCCGATATCATCGCCATCATCCGAGGGCGGTTTGTCGGGATCGAAGTGAAAGCAGACAAGTCCAAGAAGCCGACCGAACTCCAGTGGAAGACAGGTCGGGAGATCAAGGAAGCCGGAGGCTCTTGGTTCCTCGTCTATGATGACGAGACCATCCTCACAGTGGAGACGTATATCCGTGTTGGTAGTTGAGAAAGCCAAGACCCTAGCTCTGAAGCTGAACAATCCTAACCGGGTGCTGGACGTTATCCCTACGGCAAAGACCATCAATGTGCGCGGCCATGAACTGGTCGTCACACCGCACCGGCTCGACGAGGTCCGTGTTCTCAACAACATGGGGATCAGGGCACCGTCTCCGATCATGCACTACTACGACTGGCCCGGTCGGTTCACGCCGTTCGACCACCAGAAACAAACCGCTGCGTTCCTCACGCTCAACAAGCGCGGACTTGTCCTCAACGATATCGGCACCGGTAAGACACAGTCCGCGCTGTGGGCAGCGGACTACCTGATCAAGACCAAGCAGGTGAAGAAGGTGCTGATCCTGTCGCCGCTGTCCACACTGGAACGTGTCTGGGGTGACGGTATCTTTCTCGGGTTCCCCAACCGTAGGTTCGTGGTCATGCACGGCACAGCAGAGCGCCGCCGCAGATTGCTCAATGAGGATGTGGACTTCTACATCATCAACCACGACGGGTTCTCGATCATCGCTGATGATGCTGTCGATATGTTCGATCTGGTGATTATCGACGAGGCTGCGGTCCTGCGCAACCCAAGCACGCAGCGGTTCAAACAGTTCCGCAAGTGGATCGCCAAGAACCCAGACACACGTCTGTGGTTGATGACCGGGACGCCGACACCCAACGACCCGACTGATGCGTGGGCACTGGCCAAGCTGGTCGATAGCCCGAACTGCACACAGACATACACGGCATTCCGTGATCAGGTGATGACCAAGATCGGGCAATGGAAGTTCGTACCCCGCCCTGACTCGATGGAGACAGTGAGCAACATCCTGCAACCATCGGTGCGGTACACTCGGGATGAGTGCTTCGACCTACCTGAGACGATCATCCAGACACGTCAGGTGAGCCTGACTCCTGAGCAAGACAAGTACTACAAGACCATGCTCAAGGACCTGATCGTGGATGTGACTAAAGCACGTCTGTCAGGGGGTACGATCAGCGCTGTCAACGAAGCGGTCAAGGTACAGAAGTTGGTGCAGATTGCCTGTGGTGTAGCCTACGGCGACGACGGCCAGAACATCGAGCTTGATGCCAGCCCGCGAGTGAAGCTGGTAAAGGAACTGATCGAGGAGGTAGGTGAGAAGGTCATTGTGTTCGTCCCCCTGACGGGTACGCTGCACATGCTGGAGCGGGAACTGTCCAAGCACTGGACTGTCGGTGTGGTGAACGGCGAGGTGTCCTCGACCAAGCGCGACGTGATCTTCAAGGACTTCCAAGACAGTAAGGACCCGCATGTTCTGATCGCCCACCCCGGCACCATGGCACACGGGCTTACGCTGACGACGGCATCGACCATCATCTGGTACGGACCGGTCAACAGCAACGAGACTTATGTACAGGCGAATGGCCGCATCGAGCGGATCGGGAAAAACAAAACCTCGAACCTGATCCACATCGAAGCCACTGCGCTTGAGCATAAGATGTACGACCGACTCAGGAATAAGCAGAGCCTGCAAGGGCTGCTGCTGGACCTGATCCAAGAACAAACGAGGAAGTGACGATGACTGTGACAGTGGACAGCGCCATCGGCGTATACATGATCCTGCGCCGGAAGAAGGAAGCCATCGAGACAAAGGTCAAGGAGGAAATCTCCGAGATCAAGGCGAAGATGGAGAAGCTCGAAGCGTGGATCAAACAGCAGGCTGACGCGCAAGGCGTCACCTCATTCAAGACCAAGCACGGCACTGCGTTTCTGACTACCACCGACTATGCGAACGTGGCAGACTGGGATGCTGTACTCACCTACATCCGCGAGAACGAGGCATACGATATGCTGGAGAAGCGTGTCAGCAAGATCGCCGTGCGCGGGTACATCGAGGAGAACAAGTCAGTACCACCGGGTGTGAACTATGGCACCAAGCTGGAGGTCAACATCCGTAAACCCACCACTAAAGTAGAGGAGTAACGACATGCGTAAGTGGTTGAAACGGTGGCTTTTCAAGGAGGAGGACCGCTACGAAGAGACGCTTCGTCCCGCGCACAACGTGCTTAGGGATCAGCCGTCGATCCAAGCGTACAAGATTGACAACGGTTACATAGTCCGGGTGTTTTCCGCAGAGGGACCGATCAACACCCTGCGAATGCCCACCTTGGCATACTGTAAGGATCACCAAGCAATTGCCGACTACATCGTCTCACAGAGCGCCATCAACAAACTGGTGGGTAACGCGCAGATGGAACTGGCGCTGACTGGTGGGTCACTAGGCACTACGAAGCTAGCATACCCCCCGTTCTAATCGCTCATCTCAGGAGAACTTATGAGCACTTCACTTATCCCTGCCAACATCCAAGTCCCCGCACACATCGCTGCTCGTATGGGTCAGCAGTCGTCGCTGGCATCTTCGATTGCCTCCGGTCTGGCCGCTGGCGAGAGCTATCCTCGCATCAGCATTAAGGGTTCGCGCTTCCGCATCGTGGAGGGTAAGACCGAGACGGTCCTCGATCAGACCAAACTCAATGTCGTGATCGTCGGTGCTAACCCGCGCCTGTCGAAGACCTACTATGCCAAGCAGTGGGACCCGAACGATGAACCCACCGGTCCGGACTGCTTCTCGCTCGACGGTATCGGCCCTGACGCATCTGTGCAGAACGCTGAGAACGATCTGTGTGCCTCGTGCCCGAAGAACGCTTGGGGTTCCAAGATCAGCGGTAATGGTCAGCAGATCAAGGCTTGCTCGGATCAGAAGCGCCTCGCTATCGTGGCTGCCGAAGACCCCGAGGGTCCGATCTATCTGCTTCAGGTCACGCCTGCCGCACTCAAGGGTCTGAACCAGTACCAGAAGGAACTGTCTGTCCGTGGTATCCCGCCCGAGGTGGTCAAGACCGTGCTGTCGTTCGACACCGATGCCTCGTTCCCGAAGCTGAAGTTCGGGTTCGGTGGGTTCCTCGAAGCCCACGAACAGGAAGTTGTCGATAAGCTGTTTGGCAGCGATGAAGTCAAGGAGATCACGGGTGAGAAGGTGATCGCTTCTCAGTCCGCTGAGGCCGCAGCCCCTGCGGCAGTTGCACCGAAGCCTGCTCCGGTCCGCGTTGTGGAAGAAGCCCCTGCCCCTGCGCCCGAAGCAACTGAGACTCCGAAGCGTGGCTTCGGTGCAGCCAAGGCTGAACCAAAGGCGGAAGCGCCGAAGGCAGCCAAGGCGAAGCCTGCCCCTGTGGTGGTCGAAGCCGACAGCGATGCCATGACACTGGCCGACGAGATCGCTGCGCTTGTTGGGGGGCTAGACGCCGATGACGCCTAACTCGCTCGACTTCACGAAAGTGGAGGCGCTGCGAAAGCATATGCTCCTGACAACTCGGGATATGTCCGAGTTGTTGGGGGTATCCCGAATGACGTACTATAGCTGGGTAGCGGGCAAACCCATGCGGAAGGGCAACCAGCTACACGTTCGGACAATGCTGAAGCGCCTGCTTGCTGTGATGACGGATCACAAATGGCCTATGCCAGAGGTGATTGCCGCAGACCAAAAAGCGAGGAAGGAACGCCTCATAGAACTACTCGACCAAAGCTGATATGGTGGGGGTTTACACCCCCACCAACGCAGGGGCACCCATGGACACAGCGACATTTCTCAAGCGGGTTCTCCCCGAAAGCGGGCACTACGCCAGCGCCAACCTCACTGATCAGGGGATGATGCACGGCTGGTTCACCTCGGTGGATGACCTAGCGCAATCGGTACAACGGATAAGCCAGAGAGGCGGCAATGCATACTACGCAGTGGCTGCCTTCCAAGAGAAGGGGAAGAGGAGTCAAGACAACGCGCGCACGCTGAAGACCCTGATGCTCGACATCGACTGCGGCGCAGACAAGCCCTACGCAGATTGGCGTGAGGGTCTGAAGGAACTCAGCAACTTCATCGGCGCGATGGCGCTGCCTAAACCCATGATCGTGTTCTCGGGCAACGGCCTGCATGTGTACTGGGTTCTCACCGAGGAGCTTGAGCCAGATCAGTGGAAACCACTGGGTCTGGCACTGAAGGCAGCCTGCGCTACCCACGGCCTTGAGATCGACCCGACTGTGCCCGCTGATAGCGCGCGAGTGCTGCGTCCTGTGGGGACGATCAACCCGAAGGGTGGTAACACTGTCCGTTTGTTGATCGATGCCCAGCCGGTGACCCCGGATATGATGCGCTCGAAGCTGGCCGGATACGTCCCCGCAGTAAGTCTGCCGCCAAACAAACACACACGTACTAGCGTGTTGTCACAAGCTCTCGCCGTTGAGCAGGAGTTTCCGGAGGCCAACGCTGATGTGGTCGCGTCGAAGTGTCAGCAGATCAAGTGGGGTATCGAGAACCAGAAGGATGTCAGTGAGCCGTTCTGGTACGCCATGCTGGGTATCGCAGCGTACTGCTCCGATCCAGAAGCCACTGCTGTAGCTTGGTCCAGACAACACCCAGACTACGAACATGCCCGCACGTTGCGCAAGATGGAGCACTGGAAGCAGTCGGTCTCTGGTCCTACCACCTGCAAGAAGTTCAAGGAGGAGCGGACCAAGGGTTGCGTAGGCTGCAAGTTTGCCGACAAGATCACAACGCCGACGCAGATCGGTGCGCAGTACCAAGCTGTGGAGATCACCGAGAGTGCACCCGACAAGATCGGTGCGGCGGTCCCTCTGCCACGTAGCTACAAGCGCACCTCGTCGGGTATCAAGCAGACTGTGGACGGCACGGACATCGATATCTGCCCGTTTGATATCTACCCGGTCGGTTATGGCCGAGACGAGTCCCTTGGGTACGAGACGGTCCGCTACCATTGGAACCGCAAGCATGTCGGGTGGCAGGAGCTTACACTACGGCAGGCGTACCTGACCGACACTCGCATGAAGGAGTTCGCCACCGCTGTGGCTGATCAGGGGATCGTCCTCAAGACAGCACGCCAAACAGAGATGTTTCAGTTTATGATGCGCTCATACATGGACAAGCTGCGCGAGATGCGCGCGATGACCAACCTCCACAACAGCATGGGGTGGAAGGAGAACTACACTCAGTTCGTACATGGCAACACGATCATCCGCCGTATGGATGACGGCACCGTGACCCGCGAGGCGGTTACCCTGAGCAGTACGAGCAGCCGACTAGGTGGGGAACTGTTCTGCTCCGCTGGAGACGAGAACGCTATGTCCAGCCTCACCAGTGTGCTTGCGGCAGGTAAAATGTACGGCCATATGTTTGCCATCGGGGTGGGTCTCTCCGCGCCGCTGCTCGCGTTCACCGGCCTCAACGGTGTGACGGTATCGCTCTATGGTCCATCAGGCACCGGCAAGACACTGGCGCAGTTGATGGTGCAAGCCCTCTGGGGTGACCCACAGAAGCTGCACTTCGCAGCCAAGTTCACGCAGAACAGTCTGTATAACCGGCTTGGCCTGTACTCCAACATGCCAATGACCATCGACGAGGCGACCATCGCCAACGAGAAGGAAGTCGGTGAGTTCCTGTATATGGTGACACAGGGTCGGGACAAGGCCCGCCTCAACCGCAACTCTGAGGAACGTGAGACCAAGACATGGGCACTCCCCCTGATGGTCTCGACCAACGTACCACTGGCTACCAAACTGGAGATGATGGGTAGTGCCTCCGATGCCCAGAAGATGCGCCTCCTTGAAGTGATGTTCGATGTGCATCCGGTCTTCGCCGCTGGTACCAATGCTGGTCGCAAGATGTTTCAGCTTGTCACTGGGAACTACGGTCACATCGGACCCAAGTTCGTGGAGTACCTGCTGGCCATGGGGCGACCTGCCATCAAAGCAATGGTCGAAGATGCTATGGCCTCGTTTGGTAAGCGCTACAATGTGGACTTCAGCGGTGAAGAGCGCTTCTGGGAAACCACGATTGTGCTTGCTGATCTGGCATCGAAGATCGCCGTCGAGCAGGGTTGGTTCAAGTTCGACTATAAGAAGGGTACACAGTGGGCGTTGAACCAAGCTGGCGCTGTCCGCGAGAGCATCGCCGCCAACCGGATGGACAGTTATGATGTGTTGTCCGAGTACCTCAATGACAACGTGCGTGTGAGCGTCACGGTGATGCACACTATTGGGCAGCAGCCTGTTCCGCTGCTACATCGGATGCCGCACGGTGAAGTGCGACTACGCTATGATGTGATGCGCAAGGCACCCAACGGTGTGTTTGACCATGGTACCCTGACTATCGACCGGACCCACCTCAAGCAGTGGCTGGCGATGCACAACGCTGACTACCGACAGATCGTTAAGGACTTCGCGCGAGACGGCATCATGCTGCCGCTCAGGAACGACAAGGCATATCTCGGCAAGGGGACCGACATCAAGATGGGGCAGTGCTATGCCATCGCCCTGAACCTCAACCACCCGCGCTTGCATGGTATCCTTGAAGAGGCAGACCAAGCATATGACGCGCAGGTGTTGGGTCAGATGAAAGTCATCTGATTATCGGGCGGTGCCAGCAGTCTCAGCGATTTGCTCGGCCCGCCCCTTGGTCCCTGTCGTGAACGGAATACCACCGACAGTCTGCTTCTCACGCTTGGCTTGTTCACGCGGTGCCTTGACCAGATCGAGTACCGGCTGGACCTTGAGACCACGTTCGCGGCGCGCAGCTTGCAGGCCCCGCCACTCCAGCTTGAGCGACTCCATCGTGGCTGAGTCCTTGCTCTTCGACGCCTCGGTATAGGCCCGCTTGATATCCGCTGCCCGGTCCTGATAGAACTTCTGGTCCTTGTAGAACTCGTTGCGCGCGTACTGCCGGTTGACCCGCGAGATAGGAGCCAGACCAAGCGTACCCCAGAACGCTTCGACCGCATTGAGATCGATAGGCTGCGTCAGAACATCTCCTCGCATGGTGGTCTCACCGGCCACAGCCTCACGCAGGGACTTGGATGCTGCACCGATACCGCGAGGCATGAGCTTCTCCAGCGCCTTGTAGTAGTTGCCGTCCGAGAGCAGCGCTGCTGCGTCCGCTGCGTTTGCACCGACACCGCCGATAGCAGGACCGGTCAGCGAGAGGATGTACTTGGCGTAGGTATCGCGGTCCGAAGGCAGTTCTGCATAGGGAGCGACCGAGAGCAGGTTACCCTGACCCAGCGTACCGGAAACATCTACTCCGAACAGCGTCGGTACACCACGTAGCAACAAGTTTGCCAGTGTGTCATCACCCACGGCCTGACGGATATCACGCTCCAGATCACCGCGTTCCTCGTCGTCACCGGACAGCATGTTATAGACCAGCATGAAGATGGCAGCGGCAGGCGAGCCGATCAGACCACCGACGATGGCGGCATGACCAGACAGGAACATGAGCGCACGGCGGGCAACACGCCGCTCCTCCGGCGACAGGCTAGGATCACGGAAGGCGTTGTAGAACTCACGCACATACAGACCCGCCATCATGACGCGGAACTTCTGGAACTGGCCGAGCACTCGCCCGAGTGTACCACGCAGGAACAACGGCGCGTTCTCCATGGAGTAGTTACCATGGGTATCGGTGATCAGGCGCATTGCGGCGTTAGCCGCAGCAAACTGGCGCTCAGTAAGCGGCGACATATCAGGGTGTGCCTTGCGGAAGTCCTTCACGTAGGACCGATAAGCGTCGGCATCATAGGTCGGCGGCGTACCGCGCGTGCTGCTAAGTTCCAGATCGTACATGGCGACACCGGCAGACAGACGGTTGATCGCTTCGATCTTGCGGGTCAGGCCACGGATGCGGTCCATCACACGCTTGAACGTGTTGGAGATAAAGCCGTCGCCATCCGAGGTGATGAGGCCCATCTCCTTGTTGATACCCACATCGAGTTCGCCCGACTCAGCGAGGAACATGGCGAGAGCGCGGTACTTCTCATCGACCTTGTCGAGGTCAAGCTGCTCAGTCAGACGGCTGCCATCCCAAGCCTTCATTACCTGACCATATCCGGCGCGAAGTGCGCGCATCGAGTCGCCATACCCATGGCGTGCAGCCATCTCTGGCAGCGTGAGCATCAGGTTCTGAAGCCCCTGCTGGATATAGTAGCTAGGCGAGAAGCCCAACATCCACACAGATGTGTACGAGGTCAGCGTATCGGCCAGCGTGTTCTGGACCCGACCCTGAAGCCCGTCAACGTAGCGAGCGACGATGCCATTGTAGGCAGCCTGACGGTCTTCGCGGCCTTCACCGCGCGCCTTGGTCTCCCGCTCCATCTGCCGGAGCGCATCGAGGATTTCACTGTTCTTGTAAACAGCACCGACGAAATGCGCTGACGCACGACCACGGGACAGGATCGCCTTGACCATGTCGAGATCGCCGGAGGCGATGTTGCGCCGACGCAGTTCACCCTTACGTGCGCTGCTGGCTGCCATGGCCATAAGCTGAAGCTGAGTCGCAGTCTGGCGCAGTTGGCGCGAGAGGTCAGGGTTCAGACCCCGTGCTTCGATCAGGCTGTTCAACCGCTGGAAGGCGTACATCATGTCGCGCCCGCCGAACATGTCGTCCTCGGCCTTGTTCTTCAGGAAGAAGACCGCGTTGTCTGGTCCGGTGCCATAGGTGGACTGGATTTCCCGCTGCATCTTGGCTGCCTCGGCACGGGTATCCGCAAAGTCCACGAAGTAGTGGCGCTCATCCAGTTCCAGCTTGCCGATAGTCTTGAAGTCCCCTGCCTCCATGGCGTCGAGAAGTTCCTGCGAGCGACCAACCACAACCCAGTCACCATAGCGAGTGAGCGGAGCGTAGGGGCGCGTCGGTTCGATCTTAAGCAGCGTGCGGAACTGGGTCAGGCTGTTTGCCTTGGCCTCCTCCAACTTCTTCTTTGCATCCGCGTCGGGGGTGCCCTCGATGAGAGCATCGTACTCCGTGTTGGTCGCCGTGACGACAGCTTCCTGCATCTGCTTGAGTGAGTTGTAATTCAGACGGAAGGCTTCACGGACGGACTTCTGCCCGGCCAGCGACAGCGATTGATACCACTGCTCAAGGTCAGGATCGATCTTGATCTTGGTGCCCTTGTCCTCACCCGTGAAGTAGTCAGGGGCAAAGCCCCATGCTTCCTGCCGGGTCATGGCTTCAATCAGGCCGTTGACCGTACCCGCACCAACGCCGCGCTCCTTCTTGGGAAGGGTCGCATGGTCCTCAGCCCACTTGACGAAGGCTGCCTGCTGCCGCTCGACGATGGCACCGCGTTCACGGCTAAGGCGTGCAAACCTACGCGCAGTGCTGATCCCCTTACTCACAGCAAAGTCGATAAGCTGGTTCATCAGACCGAAGCGAGCGACAGTGCGGGCACCCAGACCACCGAACGTGTCAGTGACAGTACGCACCGGGTCGCGCAGTGAGGACGGCATACCGTTGATCATACGTTCGGTACGACCGCCGCGCTGCTCGTTGACTATCTCCTGCGTACCTGAGGAAACTACGCCGACACGGACAGCGGCACCAGAGTCAACAATGTCCTCACCCATCTGAAGAATGCGGTCGAGCGCGGTGATCTCGGACGGCATGGACTTCAACCCAACAAGCTTCATCAGCCACTTCTTGAAGGCAACCCACAGGGAGTTTTTCTCCGTCTTGATGGGCTTACCGTCCGGGGTAATGGTTTCCATAAACGCTTTGATATTGTCGTTGGTCATTACCCACGACAGAAGTTCGTCCGGGTTCTGGAGCGCGGACCGCCATAGCGAGGCGTTGGATAGCGAGGGAAAATTGCGCTCAACACCCGCACGAAGCCCCCGCCACAGGTCTTGGAACTCCGCAATCAAGCGGTCATTCTGGTCGGTCAGTTTGTTCCGGGGGTTATAGACTGCAAGGCCGACCCACCGCTGCTGAACATAGGCATGAAGCAGTTCGTGTAGCGCGGTCTCTACGTTGAAGCCCTGCGGACCAAACAGTACAACAACGCTGTTCCCATCCGGCGAACGGGTAGTTGTACCAAACAGTTTGGCCTCAACCGAATCTTGAGTGAGCAAGTATGTATTGCCCATCCCATTCCGCAGCAGCTTCGCAGCAAGTCGCCGGTCGAGCGGGGACTTTGCATTGTCTACTATCCACTGGAGGACAGCAGTCGTAGCTTCCCTCGGAGACAACCCCTCAGTAATACCCCTAATATCCATCTTGGTCTTGGTGGACCCCTTGATGGTTGCTTTGATCTTGACCCCTAGTGCTGTGACAAGAGCAGAAGCGAGACTAGCGAGGGAGTCCTCGCGTTCGACCTCCTGCTTCATCGTCAGAGACTTGTTTGCGTTTGTGAAGCCGACGAGCGCGCGGCGGATTTCACCCAGCGGCTTGCGCGCAGCGATCATATCCTGAAGGACGCGAGCCTGAAGCGGGTAGATTTCCTTGGCGTCCCGCGCCGCAACCACATCGCTGTTGAGTTCGCGGTAATCCACGTCGGTGGCAGACAGGTCCTTGGCCACCTCGGCAGGCGCTTCCTCGCGGACGACTTCACGCTCCTTGGCGCGCAGGCCGAACGCTTCACCGGGGGCTACCTTCTTGATGGTGCCGCCCTTAATCAGGTAATCAAGCTGCGCCTTGATGCGGTCGGGCGTCGAAGTGCGGCGGTCAATCCCGGCGATCAGGGTGTCGTACTGCTCCTGCGAGATGATATCCGCGTCGGCGGCGTCGATGACTTCCTGCCGTACAGCGTCATAAGTCAGGGTGGGCTTGCCCTTCTTGAGCGCAGCAGCCTTCGGCGCAGGCTTGGCAGTAGCCATAGGTGCGGGCTTTGCCACAGGCTTCTTGGCAGCAGCCGCGCGCTTCGCCGCGAGTTCGTCCTTGACCAACTCGAAGTCGCCGTCCTTGTTAAGATCGACGAGCAGCTTCATCCGGTCACGACCAGTGATCGTGCCGTCCTTTACGGCGGCATCAAGCGCAGCCATGGTAGGCTTGTACTGCGGGTCGGCCTTTACATCTTGAACAGTGACGGTAGGCGCTTGCCGTGATTCTTGGGCTTTGACGACGCGCGTTCCGGTAGGGGCCGGTCGGGCAGCAGGCTTTGCTCCAACTGGTTCAGCAACTCGGGTTTGTTTGCCTTTAGCCAGCGCAGTTGCTTTTGGCTTTTTGGCTGCACGCGGTGCCTCCTTCTTGAAGACAGGTGTAGGTGTGATCGCACCGGTAACCACAGTGCGGGGCTGTGTCTTGGTCAGTCGCGCTGCCGACTCGGCACTGCTCAGGTCTCGCTTGATCTGCTTGAGATCATCAGCAGTGTAACTACCATTGAGTGCGTCTATCCACTGGTTGCGGACGTTCTGCGAAAGCTGATTCCAGTTACGGGTGCGCCCACTCTTGGTGTCAAGCCACGCTTGACGGGCTTCCTCTTCAGTCGCTCCGTACTGCGGTTCAGCAAGGAGCCGACCTTCGGTCCCCATAACGTCGAGGAACGGCTGTGACTCAGCAAGGCGCTGACCCAGCGCGCCGACTTCCGGCGTTACGGTAGGTTGAACACCTGCAAACTGCTGCTCCTGTGTCTGGCGACGGAGCATAGCTTCACGAGCAGCGCGAAGCACAGGATTTTCAGCCAGCGTACCAGCCGGGGTAGGCGCAGGTCCGAGATACCGAGGAGCCAAACCGGACTCAAACGGCAGCACTTCCTGATCAAGGTTGATGTCCCCAGTGGGGACCTCGCCAGTGACACCCTCCGGTTGGAGAAGTGCAGTTGGCTCGCCCGCAGGGGCTTCCATCATACCGCGCAGTTCGCGCACAGTCGTCTGGCTGCCGGGGAAGACATCGAGGACGCCCTGCGTACCGGGCGCGGTGGCAGGAACGAAGCCGCGATCAGAGATACCTACGACTACGTCGTCAGGCGTAGCCTGCCGGATGTTACCATCCTCATCTACAACGAAGTCAGGCTGGCCCTGCACTTGAAGCACAGCACCCGGAGGCGGTAGCATAAGCTGCTGCTGACCGGAGACGAGACCGCTGATATCGGTACGCGGTGTATAAGGCGTGCCATCGACCTGCTCCACAGCAGGACCAAGTGCCGTGCTGGGACCAGTAAGAAGCGGGACAGGGCCGGGGCCACCGAGTTGCGGCGTACCACCAGCGGCGGTGCCTGCGCCGTCGTCAGCGTTCTGGCCCGGATCAAGTAGGTTGGCGGGCTTATGACCCCGCAGGTTAGCGACTGCACCGATGGGTCCACCGATGGCAGCACCGGCAGCGAAGCTATCGATCAGTCGTTGGATGTTCTCAGGCTTACTGAGGTCTTGGTCAGAGAGACCAAGGAGCAGAGCTTCCTGTCCTAGCTCCGTGCTACCTTCGCCCAACGCACCGATTGCACCACCCACAGCGCCACGGCGAAGAAGTTCAGCACCGCGACGAACAACCCCAGTACCAGCAGCCATAGCGCGAGGGGCAGCAACACCGCCAAGCACACGGCCAGCGAGCAGAAACTCCGGAAGCGTCTCAAGAGCAGCATACGGAATAGACCCCATCAGAGCGGTCATCTTGGCGTTTACATCATTGGGGTCGGCACCGCGATCCCGAAGTTCACCATAGATATCAGACGCACCGATGGCCACGTTATTGGCATAGGATACGGCAGTGGCACCCGCGATACCAGCGGCGGTCTTCAGGATTTTCCGCTCGGCGGCTTCAAGAACCTCACCAGCGATCTGCTTCCGTGCCGCAGCAAGAACTGCCTGCTTAAACGCAGACTTACCAGCGAGGCCAGCAATAGCGCCACCAACAGTACCGAGACCGGGGCCACCGGTGGCGGTGCCCGCAGCAGCACCGGCAACAGCGACAGCGACAGACTCCAGCAGGTTAGGACCCTGCTCTGCAAGGTTGGCGACGAACCACTGGACGGCATCATCGCCCGTCTTGATCTCGCTGAAGCGCCGCTCATAAGGGGTAGTGCGCCGCAGGTCTTCGACCTGTTGCTTGACGATATCACCACCAAACTTCTCAGCGCCAGCAAGTTGGAGGCCACGGCCAGCCAGAAGCTGCATCGAGTCTACGCCGCGACCGAACCCCTTGGTGAACAGTGTGCTGAGGGTGGGGTTCTTGATCCGACCCAGATACCCGGAGTAGGACTGTTGGTCGATGGGAACCCAGTCACCCTGCGGGAGCGGGACGCCACCGGGCTGGCTGAGCAGCGCCTCAGTCTCAAGCGCCTTCTGCGCGTCGTCCTCGGTGAAGACCTGACCTTGAACAAAGAACTGCTTGGTCGAAGGGCTATATGCGATAGTCGGCGCAGTCTGCGGTGCCACCTGCGGTGCAGCGATAGTGACGCGCTGGCGAGCGTTCTCCCCGATGACGGCGATATCAGCGAGCGACTGTTGAAGTACATCGAGTCCGGTAGCAGGCGGTGCCGGGGTGCTGACCAGTGGGTTAAGCGATGAGGCAGGACCTCCCGTCGCTGCGGTCAACGGGTTCGTGAACAGACCGGCCTGAGCCATTGTGCTTAACCTCCAACACCGACACCCACAGAGCGCGTCGGCAGACCACTTATAGACTTAGCAGACGGCGCAGTCATCTGATCAGGAGAACCTTCAATCGGATTACCACCGGGGTCGAGCATGATCGTCTGCCCTTGGACCTGAAGAATAGACCGACCACTGCCATCGGGCAACATCGTAATCTTTCCGTTCGGGTCCATCTGCTTGATCAGTTCGACGGCACGGGCATTCTCGCCCTTGATGAGTTCGTTCTGCGCTTCGCGCGCAGTCTGAAGTACAGCCTTGGCCGACTCTTCAGAGATGCGAAGCTGGCTCTTAAACTGCTCGACCGCCATCGAGGAAGAAGACTCAGTCCGCATCTTGCGGTACTCAGCGTCAAACGCCGAGCGAGCGCTGTCGATGATCGTGTTAGCGGCTACGCCGCGCTGTGTGACACGGCCATTGACCATGACGTTATAGGTGCCATCGGTCTGCGGCTGAAGCTGCACCGGGACACCAGCGTACTGGGACCACACAGCAGCGAGGCGGCGCGGGTCATTAGCCATAGCGATTTCTTGGATGCCCTGCATCCCCTGAAGGAACAGCAGACTGTTGTCCAAGTCCAGCATCTTCAGACGTGTCTGAGTGAACTGATCACCCATCCCGGCGTTGCGGTACATCTGCGCCATACGCGCGAGTTCTGCGCGGTTCTGAATAGCAACACGCATGTCCTGCGAGACCATGTTCTGGTCAGCGAGGTAGAAACTCGACGGATCGATACGGACCGGGGCAGACACAGGCGTAGTGCCTGTATTCACACCAGCAGCCATCTGGGTACCAGCGGGCTGGCCACCCCCGGATGTCTTACCAACGGCCCATTGGGCGACCTGCCCTACAGTCTTACCCTTCAGCACAGTCGGGTTGGCATCGACTTGCTTCTTAGAGAGAAGGCTCTCGACCGGCGTATTCTGGTCAGCCTGAAGCAGCTTGACTGCTGTGTTAGCGCCGAGGAAGTGTGCAAGGTAAGCAGTCGGGGCATTGACCGGCATACCCGCGCGCTCAAGAGACGCGGCGTTATCAGCCGTCAGCTTCTGCATCAGGCGTTCGTTCATCTCTGGGTTGGTGCGCTGCGCCCAGATTTTATCGTCCGACAGACCAGTGCCGGGGTTCAACTTACGGTAGGTACTGATCCACGTACTACGAGTGAACTGGTACGGGCCAAACGCAGAGGACGCACCGGCCAGATTGGACACATACGGATTTGGCAGCCCGCCAGTTTCGGCCTGCCTGATCTGCGTGATGATACCGGCGAGGGGTCCAGCAGGGGCGGCAGTAGGTGCAGCAGGCGCAGCAGTCGGAGCCTTGGGCTGTCCCTGAACCATCTGATTGGCACGGTTCAAGCCGTCGAAGAAGTTGACCGGGTTCTTCTGCGCAACAGCCAGCATCTCGGGGTTGCGGCGGAAATAGTCCTTGGCATCGCTGCTCTTATACCAACTTGACGCAGCATCGCTAAGTTCCAGTGCGCGCTTCTGGTCCTGCGGGACAAACCCCTTCCGGAGCGAACCAAACCATACAGAGGTGCTACCGACGAGGTTGTTGAGCGCTAGTCCAAGCTTCACTTCGTTCCGGCTGCGAATAGCCGCTTGCTGGTTATCAGATGCGTTGGGATCGACGCGCTCGAAACCGGCAACACCAGCGTTAAGGCGATCCGGGCGCTGCATGTTCCATGGCTGGATCGTGACGCCTTCGATCTTGACAACCCCACGGGGCTTACTTGCCTGCGCAGCCGGAGCCGGGGCCAAGGCGGCGGGAGCAGATGTAGTACCCCCTACAGCAGGGATAGCAGCTAGACCAGCAACAACAGAACGGCCAGCGGGAGCAAACTCAGGTTCGGCAACCTGTACAGGCGCACCGAGCATCAAACCCTGCGCGGGCAATTCCGGAGTAGGGGCCGTAAGCTGCTGACGGCGGAACTCATCCTGTCGATTGAGAGCTTCCAAGGCAAGTTGCTGCTCGCGGTCTGCCCGCATTGCAGCCTGCTCGGCCCGAATGCCTTGGCCTACCCGACCTGCGGTTGCGAGGAACTCACCAAGTGCCATACTACACCCTTACCTTACATACCAAGCGAAGCGGTTTGACCCTGACCAAGCACCTGTCCGAATAGCGCGCTGAGTCCTGCGGTTTCATTTGCCTTTGCTTGCGCTGCTGCGTTGCGGGCTGCAATAGCTCCGGAGGGGTTGGTCATTGCATACTCAGTCGGGATAGCGCTGATACCGGCCTGACGTGTCTGAGTGCGGGCACCGACCCCGGTGCCATACCCCTGCTGGTATGCAGTGCCAGCCGAGCGAGCAGTACCGAGGCGCATCCGGCGACGTTCGGCAGCGAGGCGTTCACCCGTAAGACCACGGGTCTGCTCTGCGGTCTGGATACCACCCTTGATCATGGCAGCCTCAGCGGCCTGACGAGCCATGTACTCGGGATCATAGTAAGCAGCATCACCGATCAACTTGTTTGCTTCATCCAGACGCTGCTGCGTCAGGGCCGCATTGACCTGCTGCGCTCGCATGAGTTCCTGCTCCTGCGCCTTGGCCATCGCGCCGCCGGGATTACCGACGAGACCAGCGGCGAGGAGCATTGGGGCAGCACCGCCAAGGTTGAGACCACCGGCTCCGAGACCAGCGGCACCAAGTGCGCCACTAGCGGCGGATGTGAGGTTCTTGACCCCGCTCCCCAGTGCGCCGAGGGGATTACTAGCAGCCTTGGACAATGCGCCGCCGAGCGTAAGACCGCCTGCGGTACCGGCAGCAGCGGTACCCGGTGCCGCAAGAAGCGCAGGGGTCTGCGGGTTCAGGAACGGTGATACGGCTGGACCGGCAGCAGCGGGATACCCCGACAGAGACGCAGGGGTCTGCGGGTTCAGAAACGGAGACGGCGTGCTGGTTGCCGTACCTGCGGTACTCGCAGTGCCGCCGCCTGCGGTACTAGCGGCTTTACCCCCAAACAATCCAGATTGGCCAGCACCTGATAGACCTCCAGCCAGTAGACCGGCTTTCCACCCAACACCAGCAAGCTCACCTGCACCTGCGCCGATACCTGCGGCAAGAACCGTCGTACCGAGAGCGCCGCCAACGCCAATCGCAGGAGCAACGGCAGCAGCCAGCGGCGGGGCAAAAAACGAGATGGCAGCGACGGCTGCGATCTTGAGGACTGACTTAACGATCTTACCCATTTCAATTCCCCAGAGACATTCTGATATGCGCGCAGGATTTATCGAAACCGAACTTGTTCATGTATAGCATAGCCCGTTCGGTCGGGACATAGCTATCGAGGTACTCAACGCCGTTGGCCTTGAGCCAATCGAGGATAGGCGTCCAGAACATCTGCTTGAACTTGGTCAGGCGGCGTCCTGCCAACGTGATGATGTCGGCACACCTACGTCCATTCGCTTCCGAGAACTGGATACCCAAGATCGTGGCAAGCTCACTACCCTCGAACCCGGCGAAGATCACAGCCTCATCAGCGCACACCGCGTTAAAGACGTAGTGTGAATCCATATCGGACGAAGTCATCACGTTGCCGAGCGCAGACTTCTCTACGAGCGGCACGATCTGGGGCCACAACTCGATGGCCCTTTCCTGCGTCAGAAGCTCGATGGACAGTTCGCTCACGCCTTGTCCTTGTATTGCTCAATCAGACGGTCGAAGAACTCCTTCCCCTTCATCTGGACCACGTTCTTAGGAATGACGTACTCACCCTCGTGGGCCATGATCGGGACTGGACCATCGGCCTGACCCTTAACCGTACCCCCAGTCTTCATTGACTGCATCGGTGCACCGGGCTGTGCGGGGGTCATCATGTTCTGCCCACCCTGCATCATCTGCTGCGCAGACTTGGCGACCGTGAGCAGTGCCACAACCAGACCTTCGTCGTACTGTTGCGGCAAGTCCTCCTCAGAGGCGATGCCCTGCTGGATGGCGAACTGACGAACGTAGGGGTACATGTCCGGGTTCTGCGCAGCCACCTGCGTCAACTGAATGATCATGTTCAGTTCTTGTGCCGTGATCTCTCCGGTCTGAAGACCCTCGGCCAAGGCTGCCTGAATCTCCTGCACGACCTGCGGGTTCTGGCCCAGTGACTGGTTGAGAAGCTGGTCACGCTGCGACGGGTTCATCGGTGGAACAGGCTGACCCTGCGGGCCGGGCATGGGAGCGCCACCGGCACCGATCATGCCGCCTTCCTTGAAGCTAGGAAGTGGTTGTGCCTGTATGGAGGGCGCGCCGCCAAGGGCACCGCCGAGAGTAGCAGCAGGAGCAGCCGGAGCCATGGGCGCAGAGGCAGACATGGGTGCACCGCTAGCGGAGGGCATAGCCAGAATGCTAGCAAGTGCAGGCGGGAGGTCCAGCGACGTAGTGGACGCAACCTGCGGGTTCAGGGCTGTAACTACCGGGTTGTTCATTCTAACCTCGCAACTGGGTAATGAGGGTGTTCAGCGTTGCCCGCACCGATGCTACATCATTTGCCAACGCTTGTACATTCTTGAGCAGTTCAATGTAATCTTCCATCGCGGGGACCACAGCGCCTTCCAAGTTGACAGCCGCGCCTTGCGCCGTGATCTGCCGCATGGTTTGTTCCGGCGCTTGAACTACCGTGATCGACGCTTTGGTAACAGCCCGACTTGCATTATCCTTCTCGCCGCGTGACCCCACCAGAAGCTCGATGTTTTCCTTCATCGCGCCAAGCATCTGGTACTGCCAGCTAGACATCTCTGATTGAGGCGGATTGGGGATTGCCGTGAACCTAGCCATTACGCTTCCTTCAGACTCAGGGGCGTTTCGCCAAGGTGGATAGCGCGGACCCGGACATCGCCTGTGACGCCAACCTCGAACGTGTCAGACCGGTACCCGGTGGGCAACCGGAAGACGTTCATATCAGTGACCGTGGTTGTCATGAGTAGTTGCTTATCTACCCAGAGCTTGAACGTGATGTTGTCCGACGCGGCCCAAGGTGATGTGTCAGCTTGCCATTCCTGACTGTCTTCATCCCATGTGGTTGTAGCTTCCCGGTAGTCCGCAATCACCCGAGCCGCGCCGAGGTTGATCATGTCCGAAGTCTTGATGACCTTGGACTTCCACTCCTGCGTCAGAGCAGGTTGGTTCAGATTGTCCCACTCGTATACATCACCCTCGGTACCGGTAACACAGAACAGCCGACCCTCGACAGGATCGTACCATGAGGCAGTGTAGGTGAAATCGAGATCGACGAACTGGCCCCCGATGTTCTTGTCAGGCTCGAAGGCAAACCCACCCGTGGAGTGTGACGCCAGATAGGCATCGCCATAGAACTCACCAACAATGGTACTCGGGTCCAGTGTGGACGCCCATGTGTCGTTGTTGAAGTTCGCCCTCGTGATGATGTTCGGACCACCGGAGGGGGAGAAGACTGCCATACCGTCATGTGTGGGATAGACCACCCCGTAGTTCATCGAGACGATGCCCTTACCATTCAGGCAGGGGTAGAGCGCGTCGATCCGCTGGATACTCATACCTGAAGCCGGGTCGCTACCGGACACAAGGTAGGGATACCCCTTGGTCGCAACCAAGATTGCACCGTTGATCGGAGCCAGCCCGACAATGTCGTACTCGAAGGTGATCGCGTATGCGATGGGCCATGCGTGCGGTAGCGCAGGCTCAGTAAGATACAGCTTGTTCCCAACGAAGCCAGCGAGGATGTTGTTCTGTGCGGCAATCAGACCCTGAAGGTCATCAGGTGGTGCGTCGTACTCGTCACTGGTGAGAGTATCAAACAAGTTGAGTGGATCGAAATCGTCCGTGAACGTGTAGCTACCGTCGCCCCAGTACCGTGCCGCCGTCGTCGGCGGGTCTTCAGACACGTCGTGATAGAGCGTGCCTGCTGCGACAGACGTAGATGCTACATCCACACCTGCCTGCGCATACGTGAACGTATATTCATCAGGGATATCGAGAACGACACCGCCTGTGATATTGAACGTAGCATCAGTGCAGCCGCTGATTTTGAACCTATCATCAATCCCGAGGTTATGTGGGAAGGCGAGCGTGACGCGGGACACATTGCTGGTGCGCTGAACCGTGGCCAGTGCAGTGGGGAACCACAGAGTTTTGAGCCGGAAGTACTCCGTACCCGCCGAAGTAGCCAGTGAGCGGTACAGCCGAATACCACGGACGAAATTATTACCCGCAGGTTTGGCTGTCGGCAGGTTGGTGACCGTGATCGTGACGCCCTCTTTGACAAACACGTCAGTGGTTGGATCAGAAGCAATGCTCTCCTCCTCCCATGGGGTGTACCACGTATAGACATATGAGCGGGACTGAGTAGGCCCACCGAGATCGATCTTACCCCCGGAGTATGCCGTCGCCGCGATCTGAGGTCCGGGGCTGAAGTACTCGATGGTTGTCGTGTTGATAACCGTAGCCTGCGTACCCGTCACATTGAACGACTGGAGCGAGAGCCGCACGGTACCAGACGCAGTGGGCGCAACTGGCACACTCACATCGAAGGTGTTGGGTCCGGTCACCGTAGCCGTATAGACGCCGTCGATGGCATCACCCGACGTGAAGTCTAGAACCACTTGCGGTGTACCGGTCAGCCCATGGCCAACCACAGTACAAGAAACTGTCGTGCCGACATAGCTGTAAGACCCGGTCAGATAGCTGAACCCGGTGACCGTAATGTACGCACCTTCCTTCAGGCCGTGTGGAGCAGCGGTAACCAGACGGGCTGTGTTGTTATTGTCGCGGGCATAGGACGCAGTTATTGCGGTCGTGAAAGGCACAACCGTAACCGTAGGTTTGGTTGTGGGTAGCGGCAACCCAAGATCATAGGACGCCGCCGGGTAGGGAGCCGCGCCGGTAAACGCCAGTGAATAGTTGCTGACCTTGGGGACGCCGTCACCCGTGTAGTAGAACCGCTGGTCCGTGATGTCAGAGGAGGTGACAACCGCGATGTCCACATCCGTTGTCCACGACAGCCACTTGTTACCCCCAAGCGGGTCTTTCAGGGCATAGAGCGTCTTGATGGTACCGGTACGCCCTGTGTTGCCGACGACTACAGGATTGGGGTAAGGGATGAGGTCGCCAGAGTACAACTTCGTATTGCGCGCGATCTGCCCGGCTGTCTCCGGCAGAAGTTCCGGAGAAACCTTGGGTGCGACACCATAGAAGGTTGCGATCTTGACACCAGCCATACGGCTACCTTACCCTACTTTGTCCCGGCGGGACAGTCGTTCTCACATAGGCAGACATACTGGCTGTTGTGATTCTCGACTTGTTTGACCGTTTCCGGCGTATCAGCCTTGCCATCATAAGAGATCGGTCGGGCAATACGGCAGTATTCACTTGTCGCCCCGGCTCCGGTCAAACCTGTTACGCAACCGCTCAGTGCGCTCAGGATCAGGAACAGAGATGGCAGCTTCACCAAGCTCCACCTGACGATTGATCGCATCGTTGATCTCCTTGATCGTTTCCCGACGCCCCTCCTGTCGTAGCTTTGCAGCCTCCTGCGAGAGGAAGAACCGCTCGATGAGCGACATGAGGAGCGTCAGGAACTTGATCATGCCACGGGCTTCTTCGAGAAGACCGACCACGCTGCCACGCCGATGGTAGCCACAGCGCCAGCGAGAGCCTCAGCGGTTGCGCCGTCGAGGTAGCCCTTGCCCGCGAGGAAGCCAAAGCCAGCGGCGGCAATGGTGCGGACGATACCAAACAGTTGGTCCTTGTTCATGCTACTTTCCTTTCGGGTATGAGCGCCACGGGAGTTCCCAGTGTGGGCCATCCTTGAACGTGCGCCAGTCACCGCCCCACTGGACGGGGATGTTCTCAGACTTTGCCGCATCCTTCACTATGGCGGCAAGCTGATGGTAGAGCGGCCAGTCCCAACGAACAGTTCCGCCGATCATAGGTGCGATATCAACTGCGTGCCCGGTCAGGTGGCGGGAGTTCATCGTCTTGGTCGCACCCGCAGCCATAAGCTGGCGTTGGCGGTCGAGCGTCCGCAGACCCTCCAGTACGGTGAAGTCGAGGTCCGACATTGCCGCTGCCTTCTTCACGACGCGCACGAGGTCGGGATGAACACCTTCGAGTCGTGAGAGCGACCGCTGTCCGAGAACAATGGACACCTTACTTCCCTTTGCCCTTGGCCATGCACTTACCCATAGCCTTGCACTTCGCAGGCGAGGGACACTTGGCGCACGGCTTGAACACCATGCCGCCCTTCTTGTAGGGCATAGGCTTCTTGTTCATCATCTCACTTCTCCTTACTGCGGCGCTTACAGACCGACACCCGGTGTGACGTAAACTACCGCAGTGTTGGCCGCTGTTCTACCCGTAAAAAACGAACCAGCGGGAAGCCCGATAATCTCGACAGCCCCCGGCAGCACCGGGATCGCACCGGCGGCGAGCGACACAGCCGCTGCCTTGGCAGCCGTATCATCTACACCGACACCAAGAAAGACGACCTCGGCCCCAGCGTTCACAACCCGGAACTCTCTCGCAGGTCGTGTGGTCGGAGCCAATGACGGTGCTGCTGCCGAAGTGGGCGCAGTGGTAGCCGCAGTGAAGGTAACTGTTAGGCCGAGCGGACTGAATGCGTTGGTCGCCATCAAGATTCTCCTTACGGAAGGACACGTTTGGATTTGCGGACATTATACATATACCGACCGATTTGCAGAGAGTTAAAATCCCAGCCTACATTGTTACCCATATCGACATTGTTACTCGATAGGAATGCTTGCCATGTAGCTCCACCCGTAGCTGCAATGTCTCGAATCGTCAGATATGTTGCGGTGTTGGTACCGCTGGGATCGGTGATTGTCGCCCGCGTGCCGGGAGTGTCGCTTTGCAGGAACCGCTGCGCCGCGCCCGCGCCGGTCGTGAATGATCCGACGGTGTTGGTCGTCCCAGCCTTCAGCCGCACGGTGCCGTTCGTGACAGTGAATGCGCGGGTCGATCCCATCGTGAGCGCGTCGGCAAAGCGGAACGTACCGCCGACGCCGTTGAAAGTGAGAGGGAAGTCAATTGTCTTGCCGTTGGTCGTGACGGTCTGGGTGCCGGAAGTGCCACCGAGTGTCACGGCGTTAGAGCCAGCCGACAGCGTCATCCCGGTAGAAAGGGTGAGATCGCCGTACAGGGTTAGGGTGGCTGGAGCATTCCAAGTACCCGCGAAGCCTGTGAAGTTCACGTTGCGCGCAGTGTACGAATTGAACTGGGGGAACGTCAGCGCATACGTGCCGGTAGTGAAGTTGAAATCGATGGCGTTTGCTTCAGATAGAGCGCCGCTGGTGACGGTAGCGGCAGTGGCTGTGTTGTTGGCCACATTCACAACGCGAGAACCTGTCGTAGTAAGCCCGGTAATGGTGCCCGTGCTCCAGATAGTCCCGCTGCCGGTGATGGTTATGTTGCCGGTTCCGAACGCGATGGCCCGCGTGTTTGAGTTGGAACCGCTAAAGGCACCGCACGAAAGGGTAAAGGATTGGAGGTCCAGCGTACCTGCCGTAAGCGTGCATGTGCGTCCAGTGCCGAGCGTCACGTTGCTGGCCAACTGATAAGTTGCACCGGGAGCGTTAATCGTAAAATTCGCGCCGTCAATAGTCGTGCTGTTGACCGAAATAGTCTTGGTGCCCGAGGTGGCAGAAAAGATAAGCTGCCCAAATCCAGACGAAACAAAGGACGCTGTGGGGCCGAGGGTTAGGCTACCATACATCGTCTTGTTACCTCCGGTAGCGCCCCAGATGCCAGAGAAACCTGTCAGGTTGATGTCCCGCAGAGCGGTACCATATAGAGACAGAGCATCACTACCAGCAGTGATATTGAAACTGATGCTATTTGCTTCTGTCCCACCTGCCGTGAACCCCGCATCGATGACCCGAGTACCCGTTGACCCTGAGTAGTTTGCGTTAACAGTTGGGGTGCCCGTAACTACGAGGTTAGTCGAGGTGCTGGTGCTCCACACCGTTGCGTTACCTGCGGTAATGGTAATAGCCCCGGTCCCGAACGCGATGGTTCGCACGTTGGAGTTGCTGGAGCTAAATGCGCTGCACGTCAGCGTGAACGTGTTGAGCGTGATCGTGCCCGCCGTCAGCGTGGTTGTGCCTGTAAAGGTGGGACTACCCGTGAAGTTGAGATTGATGTCGGACTTGTTGATCGTGCACGTCGATGTCGTAGCCGTAGCGGCCACGGAAACCGTTGCCGCCGTTCCGCTGTTGTTGTCGAAGGTGACCGTGTCCGCAGTGGTCGGCGCAGACGCGCCGGAAGCCCCGCCAGAGGTCGCCGACCAATTGGCTGTCGAGGAGTTGTCCCACGTACCTGAGCCGCCGACCCAAAACCTAGCTGCCATGGCCTACTGATCCTTTCCGGTATTAGAAGCCATAATCATCACCAAGAGCGAACACGTTGATCGTCGGCTTAAGTTGCACCAAAATGCCGCCGTCCGCGATGGGCGAACCTGATGTCCCTACGGCGTTCACACTGTCACAGTAGATGGTGATTTGCGTTGCCGAGGGAACATCCACAATCTTAAACGTACCGTTGATCGCGTTCAGCGTAACGCCTGCGCCACTGATAACCACCGTGTCACCCGCCAAGAACCCGTGCGCCGCACCAAAGTTGATGAATGCGAGGTTGGTGCTGTTAGAACCCCCGTCACGCCCTGTCAGGTACGCCGACGCGCCAGCTTTCGCAGCCGGGGCCGTCTCGGCTACCGCGCACTTGAAATAGATACGCGTTGCTGCCGTGCGGAGCTTGTTGTTTTCATTGGCGCTCAAACCCGGTTCGATGATAGTTGTCGTGCGCCCCGTCAGCGCCGAAAGCGCTGTTGTGCCCGACGCTGCGACGAGATTGGTCGCGCCGCTTTCGTTCCAGACCCCGGCGGTCGCTGTGGCCGGTGTGGTTGTCGGGTACATATACACAATTTTGCCGACCTTGTACTCGCCCTTGTTTGACGGATACATGGTCTGAGCAGCGGTGACAGTAATGTCCGCATCGAGCGTCCACGCCACGACATTGTTGGGAAAAAGATTTCCGATGGTTACTGGACAACCTACGTTGACGGAAGAAGACAGCGAACCCGTGGGATACAAACCGCCGTCCCGTTCGTATTTCCAGTTTCCGATCTGCACCTTGGTCTGGTTGCCCGACCCATCGCGGACGAGGAACCCTACATCCGGGGTGATGAAGCTTTTGTTGGTGTCCAGAATACCAATATTCCAGATACCCCTGTTGGCACCCAGTTTGGTGCTGGAACCCACTCGCGGGACAAACACCGCCACGGCTTGAGCAGCGCCCGCATTGATCGTGGTTGATGCGACTGTCTGCGAGGTGACCAGCGAGGTGGATACCGTGTACGTCCCGACGCCGCCGGTGCCGGTGCCCAGTGCAGTGATTGTGGTGCCTATTGCGATCCCCGGCCCGTAGAGCGTATTGCCCACCGCCAAAGTTCCACTGGTAACCGCCGTCACTGTCAACGTGGTCCCGCTAATAGACCCGGTAACCGTAGCCACACTGGGAATGTCATCGGCCAACATTGCACAATACGTGACCTGAATAATGTCAGCCACAAGAGTGGGGCAACTACCCCCGAGAAGCCCGGTTACGTTAGTGGTCAGACGGCACGCCTCGTAGTGAACCGCGCCAAGACTTACCTCGTCGAGGCCTACGCGCCATGCATCCCCCGTAAACTTGAAGTGCTCGATATTGGTTATTCCGTGCTTATCGCCATTGCGAAAAGGCTCATAGATAGCGTGTTTTATCGTGGCATCCGGGTTCCACTGCTGGGCTGGGAAAGTCCCGGTAATATACCTGTTTTCAAACACGTTCTGCGTGCCATTTGCGGTGTCTACCCAACCGAAAAGACTGGGTTTGTAGATGTACACGTATGAGAACGTATTCTGGAAATTGACCGGGTACGCGGCTGTCGCCCCCGCGCCGCTCAACGCGGAAGGGCCGACAGCCACACGAGCGCCCATAGCCACGGACGAAGCCAGCGGTGTGTCGAAAGTCAGGACCGCGCCCGAAACGGCGGTGATGCGTGTTTTATGGTATGTTCCGGCAGCAGTGTAAATCTGCAACCACATACCCGGAACCCAAGGGAAGTTGCCCACTGCATCTGTCTGCGCATCACTGACCGTGATGCTGGTCGCGCCAACAGATGCGATAGCGGCTGCCGTCGAATTGATGGCCCGAGGGAAAAACACGCCGACGCAAGCGTTCTCCACGTAAAGGAACGGGACTGTCGATATGTAAAACCCATTACCGCCGCCGCTGGGGTTGGTCGCGCACAACAGGCCTACCGCGCCCCAATTGGTGTCAGGCTGCACGTTCATGTACGTAAGCTTCGGGAAGCTCCAGCTTCCACGGTACCCATAGAACGTCATCACAGGAATGTTATCGGTGCGCTGGATGATCTGCGCCATCGGATCAGCACTGATGCCCCAGTATGCTATGTTGACGCCTATCAATGCTGCCGTTGCGGTATTTTGATCGCCGTTCCAATGCACCGTCTTGGTGGTGCCGTAGTTGCCAGCGGGCATCACCCGCCAACAAAGCTCGTTGGCCCACGCGTTGAGCGCATCACCGTTATCGGTCCCGACAGAGGTGGAGGAGACATAATCCGCCTTCGCGCCGAAATGCTGCGGGGTCAGGCGCTGCCATGTCGGGAGAGTAATCTTGCTGGCATCGGCAGCGAGGAACACCTGTTGCGCGTCGTCTGCTTGGAAACCATTGCTTAGGTTGAGCGTATAGGCCCCACACGAAACAGTGAAACCGGGGGCGAAGATGATCTTGAGTGTGGCCGTGAAGTTAGCCGTCAGCATCCATGCCGAGTTAACGACTACGTAGGTCTTGCTCGCTGATACTGCGGCAGCGTGGGCCGCTTCGACGCTCGCGTAGGAAGCTGAAAAGACGGCGTTCTTGTAGACATCTGCCATGTCTTGTGCATCGCCGCCCTGCGCAAGACCAATCAGCGCCGCCCCCTTACCCGCTGTCGTGCTGGCGAGGTCGGCCTTGAACGTGGTAACGTCGCCGTCCAGTTCGACAATGGCAGACTGCACGTTGGTGGCAGCAATGCTACCCGTAGGTGTGAACGCGATTTCGCTAGCTTGGTCCTTGAGAGCTACCTGATCCGTGATCAGGTCGATGACCGATGCCGCCGTAACGCGAAGCTCAAACCGCGATCCTGCGGCGAACCCCTGCGCGAGCGTCCCTTCCTGCCCGCGCACGATGGTCATCGCATCACTGGCTCGCGCCGTGACCTTCACGATTTCGCGGGTTCCCGCCGTGTCCGTCAGCGTGGCGTAGAAATAGTCACCGGTCCCAAGGACGGGAAACAGAACGCCTGTACCGGCGGCGACAGTAAGCCCGATATCAGTGCTGGAGATGGCACTAAGAATAGTGGTTACGGCGTTGTTTGCGACTTTCACACCCATGATCAGACTCCGAACGGTTGCATCTTGGCGCGCATCACGCCGCGAACATTACCGAGATTGGCACGAGCGCGCCGCTCTGCGATCTGAAATGTGTACTGCTTGGCGTGGTATGCCGCAAGCTCCCGATCAGTCCAATGGCTGTTGGGCAGCACCAGCAGATGCTGAAGCGCGCCGTGCATGATGACTTCTTCGAGGTCGTCGAAGATAACCTCATCCATTGCCGTTGCCGTGCGCTTGGGTTTGAGCGCCAGAAACATACGCATCGTATACGTTTCATTCGCATCGGGAAGCGGCAAGATAATATACTTATCAGGGGTGATCTGACAGATCGAACGCGGCGTGCTAGCATCTGCCACTACAGACTCGGGGAGGACGAACGGCTCACCGTCGTTGAACAGTGCGTCATTGTAGTCGTCAGTGTTGTAGCTACTCGGTGGTGTAAGGCTCCATACCACGGAGGGGTCTTCGCCGGAGTACAGATCAGCCCATGTAGGGTAGAGCCGAAGTGCTTCATCCAGCGTCAGTTTTTCGAGGTGGCTGCCATTCACGATGGCCGCGAAGACCGCGTGGGTATCAGCATTCGCTGGCTTGTTATATGTGTACTCATGTACGCCGGGCAGCAGATCGAACAACGGCACTTGGTACCGCCACGCGAGGGTGCGCTCGCAGGTCCGGACCGCCGCATCGCGGATATACTGGATGATCGTCTGCGTTGGGCAGCCGGGAACACTCGGGTTGACCTTGGGGACGAGCGAGGCAAATGTGCGGTCGGCCATCAGATCACCTGTCTCGGGTCCATCCCGCCTTCTTCAGTGTCAGTGATGCTGCGGACCTGAAGTCCGGTCGCAAGTGTCTGGGCGAACGAGTCTTGGAACAACTTGGCCCGGCCCGAGTTCACATGCTCGTTGTCCACCGACTCCGCGAGGAACACCACGCCATCGACGGCGACAGGGAGGTAGGCATCCGGCAGCAATCCGATGGTTTGAGATATCGTGTACACCGGAGGGACCTGTGCATACTCACCCACAAGCACAACGCCCGCCGAAGGGCGGGGGTAGAGGAAGAACTTGTTGGGGCTGCGGACGTGCCGCATGAAGTTGACCGGCGTCCCTGCCGTTTCATTGACCCAGTTAGGGTACATCTGGTCGAGGACATCGCGGTTGACCTCAGTCACCGCATCGCCGTTCTTGATCTGAAAAATTTCGACCAGACGCAGCGAGTCAGCGGGGCAGCTTTGGAGTACCGTGTTAGCGACCGTGGGGATATCACCAATGAAAGAGAACAGGTCAGGGCGCAGCACCGACATCCGCTTCAGCGTCTGGTTCACCCAACCAAGCATGAGGGTGTCGCTATAGCGGTATGGTGCGCGTGTATCCTGAACCAGAACCCGAGCTTCAGTGATGATATCCGCAGGGGTCATTCAGGCCAACCTTGTGCAGCTTCCGCAGCCAGTTCGGGGTCAGTATACACTGGTTCGTCAGGGATGTCAGTAGATAGATCAAGACCGAGCGAGACAGCATCGAATACCGGAGGCTCAATATCCTTGGCACCCTTGGTACCCTTGGCACCCTTCCGCCCGGCTGGGCGCTTCGTGCTGGTAAGCTCTGCGATCTTCTCTTCCACCGCTGGGGTAATAAAGCGCTCAGGGTACGCTTCCTGCTCCGAGATCACCTCGCACTCTGGATGCACAGCGAGGCGTTCGCCGTACTCGTAGATGAACCCGTCCTTCTTGACGCGGATATACTGCTTGCTCATTTTGACTTCCTTGCTTTACCCGCTTCGCTGAGTGCGATAGCAATGGCCTGCTTGCGCGACTTCACGACAGGAGCCTTCTTAGGCCCCTTCGGATCGATACCGCCATGGAGGGTGCCACGCTTGAACTCACCCATGACCTTAGCAACTTTGTCGGGTTTCTTCGCCATATTACTTACCTTTCCGTTTACCGGACGGGGATACGGGCCACGCTTGTCGCTCCGGTCCGGACTTCTTTGCGGCCATGGTCCTGCGCTCTGAAGGGGTGAGCTTCTTGGCCGCAGCCTCTGGGCGACACGCCGGGTACTTGCGGGTGGACTTCTCAGAGCCGGATCGCCCACAGGCTTTGCCAGTCTTCACATCGACCCACTTCTCACCGAACCACTTGCCGAGACCACCTTTGCTCATTTCTTCACCCGGTTATCCGGACCCTTCCATCCGCCGCCGCGCTTCTTGTACTCCTTGGCAGCCCATGCATTCGCATAGGCACTATTGCCGGTGACGCATATGGTGCCGTCTTGTACCATTACCCACGTACTATGCTCGGTAGTCGGGCACCAGACTGCTTGCTCACCTGCTGGCTCCACACGAAGATTCTGTGTGTTATGCGTGCGCTTACCTCGTATGAACACCGCACCATGCATAGTATCGGTCTTCTGGTACATTGATACGTAGTAGCCATTACAAAATGCTGCCAAGACCGCAGCAAAAAAGTGGTCCTCATTCTTCTGTGTGAACCCGAAGGTGCGGCCCTCCCGTTTGATAGTCGCGCCTTGGTCACATCCGTCATAGACAATAGCTGCGGACAAAAACGCTTCGCGCTCGCTTGGCGTCATACTCAAAACTCGTGGCGTCCACGCCTCATGCTTGCCCCAGTGATCGAGGCACGCGCCACTACCTTCCAATGGGTGCCCAGTCCACACAATATCCATGTGCGTATTAAGGTCGCGCGCTGCTAGTAGGTCACGATGAAGAGTGCGCACCCCTTTATGCCCATGGATACCAGTCTTACCGCCGGTACTCATAGCACGCTCCACGACCCACTTATGGCCCGGCGTACATAGCACCGAAAACCCCGTCTTCTTATACAATCTGACCATGGGGGCAGTATCTACGACATTCACTGCGGTCACAGGACTCCACACCAACCGCCCGACCTCTACATCATATGCGAGTATCGTATCCCCGACGTTGAGTTGATCATGGTGCACAAGTCCTGCGGGAGTAACCGCACGGGTCGTCAGCGGTACACAGGGGTACACATCGAACTTGGCCTTAGCCTGCGCCTTGACGCTGGACCAGAGTGAGGGGTTCGTGGGTTTGGGACCGGCCATGTCACTTTTTCCTGAACAGACGTTGGACGGTCTCCGTCTCGTAGATACGGATAGCTGTCCAGATGATCGTAAAGATCGCCGCTATAGCCGGAAGCATGTTCATGATGGTCCCCAAAACAGTGGCCACCGAAAGCATGTCTACGATATGTTTGGTTGTCTCGTCTTGGTCCAACATGTCAGCAGTTCCACGCTCTGAGGCTCTTGTTGATCCGGCTGTTGGGGTCCCGTGCCGTCTTCTCGCTGGTCAGCTTCTTCTTCATACCCTCCATCCGGGCACAGAATGACTTCTTGCGGGGGCCACCCTCGGGCTGCGGAGGCTTCAATCCCGGCTTACCGGGGTTAGCCTTGTTGTAGGAGGCACGCCCCTTGGCGTTGAGTCCTCCAGCGGGGTCTTTCCCCTCCTTGCGGGTCCATGCAGGGGTCTTGGCCATTACGGCACCCGATACCCACCGTAGCCCGTACCGCTACGGTTGATGAGCTTGGCTTCCTTGGCCTCCATGCGCTGCATACGGTTACCTCGGGCAACAGCCTGACCGGGGTTGAGCGTGGTCTTAGCAGCCTTCGTGGTCTGCGCCTTTGCCATGTCACGAGCTTCAGTCGCCTTGCGAGCGGCCTCCAGATCGATACGGATAGGGTAGCTCTGTTTGGGCACCGACGGTCTCCTTATGCGTTGACGGCTTTGATGATGGCGAAGTTCAGGACGACTGCTTCGGAGTAATCGACCCCCGATGCATTATTATGCAGGGAAATGTTACACGACCCGGCAGCGATAACCTCCACCGTAATCACGTAAGCGCCTGCGGTCGCCCCGGATGCAATGTTTACCACAACGACATCGGTCGTGTCGATGAAGCTGTTGGTCAGCGTGAAGCTGACCGAAGTGCCACGATTGAGCGTGGCATTGTTCATGGTGATCTGACCGCATAGCTTGTTCAGCGTGACGCCTGTAGACTTGCTGGTAGCTTGCGTGACTGTGCCGCCCGTACCGGCACCGCCGTACCCAAACGGCTTGGTCGCGTAGACCTCGCCTGTCCCGTTGGGGGTCAGGATGATATTGCCGTTGGTGTCAGTGCTGGCGATGGTGTTGCCGCTGAGGCTGAGGTTCCCACCAGTGAGTGTTGCGGACGACACGAGCGTCAGCCCGGTGAAAGAACCGCTGAAGGTTACCCCCGAGATCGTGCCACCTGTGATCGAGACGTTGTTCGAGTTCTGGGTGGCAATCGTGCCGAGGCCGAGATTGGTCCGGGCAGTCGCAGCATCGGATGCTCCCGTGCCGCCATCGGCAATAGCAAGGTCCGTGATGCCGGTGATCGTCCCGCCTGTGATAGCAACCTTGGCAACACTGACAGAGCCAGTACCGTTTGGTGCAAGGACCAGATTACCATTGGTATCAAGCGTTGAGATCGTGTTCCCATTGAACTGGATATTTTCTACCGAGGCAGATACAGTGCCAAGCTTCATGGCCGTGGCCACGCCTGTACCACTGTAGATCGTCTGTTCCGTCGCGGTCGGCCCACCGCTGATGTGCAGCAACTGGCTGTATGTGGCGTTGATCAGTGACCCGGTCAGATTGGTGGGCATGAGGACTTCCTATGTTGATGGGGGCACGAGGCCCCCATCTATTACACGGTCGCGCTGAACGGCGTTGCTTCAGTGCCGTTACCGACAACGGTGCCGGTGACTGCATAGAGATCAGCACCGATATCTACCAGCGTGATCATACCACCTTTGAGACCACCAGTGGTGCCGCCGTTGAGTGTGATCGTGTCGCTGGCAGCGACCGTACCAAACCCAACGGTCGAACCATCGGCGCGGTCCGTTACGGTGAGCATACCCTGCATCACGTCGGAGGCATCAGCCACCTTGATAGTGACACTGTTGCTTGTGACATCAGTACCGACCGTAAAGCGGAACACTGCCCCCGACCCCGTGGCCGCAGGAAGCGTGACCGCTACACCGGCAGCGCGATTAAGAACGACGATCTTCTGGTCGTGGCTGGCAGTAGTCACCGCCAGCGTAGCAGCCGTGGCCGTTACAAGCCGTGCAGACATATCAGCAACGGCATTGATTTCGGCAGCCGTTGCATCAAGGGCCGTGCCGCCAATGGACGGAGTGACGAGGTTAAGGCTGTACGCGGTACCGCCCTGAATCGTCACATTGTCCTGCGTAATACCGCGATAGACACCCATATTAACCTCCTAAGAAGGAGGGGCTGCCTTCCGACCGGGAACCCCCAATCCTGCCAGCAGCCCCAAACTGATCAGCCGCAGTCCGCGACGATGGCCCATGCCTTCACAACAGCATTGGTTGGAACCGCAGTGTTGAGGAGGAGGTCGATGGTGTCTGCCGTCTTGATAATCGTCGCGTTAGCGAGGTTATCCGAGTCCATCGCCACTACGTTCGACGCACAGTCGTCGCAGTAGATGTTGGCAGCGGCAGGTGATCCACCGGTATAGCCGAAGTCGAAGGTCGCCGTGGTGTTGACCGTCTCTGCCGAAGTGACATTCAGGCCAGCGGCGAGGACGACACAGTACGCAGGCAGGTTGATGATCTGGAGCGTATCACCTGCGGCAAGTGCAGTAGCCCCGGCAGCGGAGCGAGCGGCGATGATGTCGGCAAAGTCGAGTTCGACCTCGAACTTGCTGACAGGCGGGTTGTTGGCCGGGTACGCAGCGGTACCCTTATTGAAGCCAAGCGAGTCAGTGTAGGCAGCCATGGTAGTAACCTTTCAAGCTAAGTAGGGGACCGAAGTCCCCTACCATCAGAACTGGATGACAGCAGTCGAGAGCGCTTCGGGCTTGATGACCTTGTAGCCATACACCTGAAGACCGCGAATGATGTTGCCAAAGGTCGTTTCCGACCGAATGGTTTCCATGTTCGTCATCTGCGAAGCGAAGGTGAAGCCCATCTTGTGGCCACTGATGATATTGTACTTGCCCGAGGTCACGTACAGGTTGTGGCTCACATAGATGGTGAAGCGGTCCACCATACCGAGGCGACCGTTGCGGATCACCGACATGCTGTCGCCGGTCAGCGAGGCATCCTTCAGTTCCGACTTCTTGATCAGACCGGCCATCTTGGCAGGAATGACGAGGAACCGGTCTGCTTCCGGAGCGTTCGCTTCATCGAGCACAGTACCCATATCGACGATCAGGTCGATCACCGAAGTTGTACCGCCAGCGCCGTCCTTGGTCACGGTGAGCGGCGAGCCAGTCGTACCAAGATTGAACGAAGCCGACTGCTCACCCGCAGTAGCACCCTTGTTGGTCGAGGCGATACCCGGCAGGATGTCGGTCAGCACGCGCTGGTCGATCTTGATCTTCATACGCTCGGAAGCGTCCTTCGACCAAGTGTCCATCAGGTTGATGTCTGACTGCACCTTGTCCACATCGTCCTCGACGCAGGCAAAGTACTCACCCTTGTCGATGACAAGCTGAATCTTCGGCTTGTCGGGGTTATCGACAGTCAGCGCCTGACCCTTGACGTAGTCGCGGATGCTGATCTCGGGGGTCGTGCGGATGTTGACGGTATCACCGTACTGGCGGATTTCACCCTCGTAGTTGGTGTTCGAGATCGCTGCGAGCACAGTGGCGTCGTAGAAATTCTCGATCAGCTTACCCGACCAGATTTCGGGGATGAAGTTACCCGAGTAGTTCGGGTTACCGGGGGAAACAGGATACGACATAGAATGATCCTTCTAATCAAGCGTTTACGACAATGCGGCCTTCTCGTTGCGCCGCAAAAATGTCGCGTTCGACACGATCCCGCTCCTGTTCACGACCCTTGTACTTCCCCGACCGCACGTCATCGAAGAACTTCTTGATGTCGTCTGGCGAGTACGTCTTGGGCTGCTTGGCAGTAGATGCTCCAACGCCGCGCGAACGACCCGGAGTCACCTGCTTTTCAAGCTCGCTAGAGGTAGCAGGGGCTGATTGAGCAACAGAGGCTTGTCCAGTAGACTCAAGCCAAGTGCGGAAGAATGCGCTAACCCGATGAGCATCGAGCGAACGTTGGGCTTCTTCGAGGTACGTCTGACGGGCCATACCCGTCAGCGGGTCAACATCGAGCAACCACGACTGGAAGCCGTCATTGTCGTTGACCTCACGCCAGTTCGGAACATACGATGTCAGATCGGACCAGAACTGCTGTTCTGCTGAGACCTGCTGACGCTGCGCGACAGCCTGTACCTGCGGGACAACATTGGCCTGCATCTGCTGGAGGAGACCTTCGATATGAGCAAGACGCTGTGCCACGGGGATAAGTTCCTCGCGGCTGACCTTACGCATAACGTCAATCGACTCACCGTACTCGTCGGCTTCCTGATCAGACACAAGCCGCTCGGGCTGGGCCTGCTCCGTGCGAGCCGGAGCCGCAGACTGCTGTGCTGACAGGGAGGCCAGCAAGTTTTCCATCTGCGCTACGCGCTGTTCGAGTTCGGCCTTCTGACGAACCGTGGCATTGTACGAACCCTGAAGGGACCGCCACCTCTGAGCATAAGTCTCAGAGTTTTCATCTTCCGTGTTTGCTGTGCCGGTAGTGTGCTCGTCTCCCGACACCTGAGCAGCATTATCGTTTGCATTCGCGTCAGCCGTGGACGCATCTTCGCCAGCGTCAATGGTTTCCTGCCCGGCCTCAGCGTTGCCGCTTGTGTCGGACTCACCATTTAGCTGCTTGTACAGTTCCTGTACGGCTTCGGACTGCTTACGAACTTGCTCTGGAATTGCCATGTTAATTGCTCCAATCTGTGAGCTTGATTAGTCGGCTCATATATCAGCCGCTAGGTTGGGGGCATCGGATGCGAACTTTACGAGTTCGCCAAGCACTTGGCACCTGCCCTGATAAATGCCAGTGTTGTCAACCACGCTGGGTAGGCGGCGAAGCTCCTGCATCTCCCATTCACGCAGCCATTCCAGCAACGCTGGGAACTGCCTAACAGAAGCGCCGAGGGCCTTCGTCACCTGAGGGCTGGGCCGAATCATGCGGCCCTCCCACTTACGCGGCTACTGACCGTGTTGCCTTCCATCCCACCTTTGGGAGCGCCGCTTGCGTCAGTCGGAGCCGGTGCGCTGGGTTGTGCCGATTGCATCTGTGCAACTGCACTTGCCGCAAGCGCTGCCTGCTGCTGATCGTAAGCGGACTTCTCCCGAGATGGGACGACCTCATCCACGGGCATCTGCAACCCTTTAGCCACTTCACGAAGAATCGCGGCGCGGCCATCCTTACCAATGATTTCGATGTCGAAAGGATTGGCGGTTGCGTTGAGGAACTCGATACGGCGAACGTTGACGGTCTCCTTGACCGCGAGGTTGATCGCGCCCTTGGCGACCACTTCAACGTCACCCTTGATAGACTCATCTGGGTCGTAGCGCATGTTGTAGATGAACTGCCGCTCGACGATTGGTTTCACAATGTCAGCGTCGATGTGCATAACGACCTGACGGATGCCCTTACCTGCGGCACCCATAAGCATGGACAGGCCAGACGATGTTCGACCTGCACCCTGCACGTTGAGGTCGCCGTAGACGTAGGCCGGGATACCCGAGTGGTCATCAGCCAGACGGCTGAATTTCTCATAGACACCCATCAATTCAGAAGCGCGCGACTCAGGCTGCGTGAACCGGATTGCAGGTGAGGACGAACCGACAGGATCGTTGACCGTCTGCCAGATTTTCCAAGGTGAAAGCTGTGTGATATCCTCGTTGGCCGGGATGCGGTCGAGGTTGATCTCAACCTGCGGACCCGAGGCAATACCCATGTTGTTGACCAGCGCGCGGGCAGCCGCGTTGCAGACGCCTTGCAGGTCTTCAATGATCTCGGGGATGCCCTTACCCCAGAACGCGCCGGGGCACTTGATAAAGCTGGTCTTGGCATAGGGCTTCTGACCCAGCGGGTCATAGTTTAGTACTGCCTTGATGACGTAGTTACCTACCAACCAGACGTTGGCGTCGTACTCGCGGGCTGGATCGGGGACCTCATCCTCGGTCATACCCCACTCGATCAGCATCTTGCCGCTGACCTTACCCCAGAACTCAAGCGCGTCGTACTCGGTGGTCGGGCGCATGTAGCTGTAGAACTTGCGCTCTTCCTCGTCCTTCTGGAGTTCGACATCTTCGTTGATCCACGACTGACCGTTGCCGATCTCAAGAACCTTGCGGATCGCATCGTCGTCGTAGCCGGGCACACCGATAAGTTCTGACAACTCAGTGCGTGACAGGCGATGATGCTCGAAGAGGTAGCCCTCGTGGATAGTGCCGACACCGGGTTCCGGGTAGATGCGGAACGGATCGACCCGCTCGTATTCAGGACCAAGCCGTTCAATAGGTTCGACCTGCGTGCGACCATCAGGCGATGTCTTCCAACCCAACGCCCGCTGACGCCGCACAATCGGACCTTTGATGAACGCAGCCGGGAACGTGACGAGATCAGTGATGAAATCGTTGAACGCTGTGTCCCAACCACCTTGTAGGAACTGGTCCTGAATCTTGATCTTCATCCGGTCAGCGCGGTTCTGCGACTGCTGGAGAACACCGAAGCGGTAGTCTTGGCTGACCATCTCCTTGATCTCGGCCATCTGCGCAACGGTCGGTGCCTGTCCAGAGTTCTGGACAATCTCAAGGATTTTCTCAGCGAAGACAGCTTGGACTTCGCGCGACTGCGCAGGCGACAGATCGGGAATGGGAGTAGGGTCCAAGTCCCACGGCGGCGAACCGTTGTCGAGGAGGATATCCCGCAGCCAGCTTTCGGCGGCGCGGCATTTCACCTCGGTGATCATCATGTAAATCTGTGAGCCGCCTTGGCTCCTGATCTGCTGAAGTTTATCGGCGTCGTACTCGCCATTGCGTTGGCGCATGGCACGGAGCATGATCTGCTCGATGGGGCGCTTGGCCATCTCGGCCACGTCCCAACACTGTCGCAGGTACCCGGTCAGACCGAGGATGACTGGCTGGTTCTGGCGTTCCTGAAGTGCACGATCCGACGCTTCCTTCTCCTGACGAGCAAGGTCTTCGTTGTTCACAACGCGGAGGAAGGTAAGCCCGGCCATTTATCAGTAGCCCTTGCTCGCCTTCTTGACCATCCTAGCCCCGGCCTTCACGATGTCCGTCTTGTCAGGCATCCACATGGATTCCTTCCCGACGATGTCGAAGGCATGATCGCAGGAGTAGCCCTGATTGACGAGGCTGGCCGCTGCGCGCATGTTGGCATCTGAGGTCAGGGCGTTGGTCTTTCCCATACCATATTCGTCAGACTGCTCGCTGATCGCTTCAAGGTAAAACTCGCCGCCCGCCTTGGGTTTTGTCCCGATCTGGTTGCCCATATAGCCATATACAGGCTTTTCCGCGCGGATGCCGGAGGTGTCCATCTTCGGGTTGGTCGAGTAGATAGCCATGCGGGGGACCCCAAAATAGAAGATATTTGGGATAAGTTATCACGGCATATCTGTACGCGCAATAGACAAAAGAAAACCCCAGTGCAGTGGGGAAGAGGGGGGCCACTGCACTGAGGCTAAGGTGGAGAGTAACGATGACTGAACGGACAGTTTGTATCACGTCCATCCGGCAGATGACAAGACCCTAATTTCACGGCGCTGCGCAAGCTGCCCCGCCTCGCCACCACTATGGAGGTGCAGGCAGAGGTACTGGAGCGCCTCGGCCACATGGCTATGCTTGTTCTTGTCGATGGCCCCATCGGCCTTGGGCTTGTACCGGTACCCACCCATCATGGCAGCCTTGAGCGCGGTGCAGCGTGGGTCGAGCAGGAACCCCGGATCGCCATCCACCTGCCGCATGAGGTAGTCATCGACCGCGTTGATCCGCGCCGAGATGCTGTTGGTCTTGGCCGGGATGACCTTGAACCCCTCAGCCTTGATGATATCCACTGCACTGCGCTCGTCGGTCTGCGCCCGCTGCACACCCGCAGGGTCGGTCACGATCAACACCGGGCAGCCGCTGAACCTCTCGAAGATCATGGGTTTGAGTACGGTCCGGATGAACCGCTGGATGCCCATGTCGAAGCTCACGGCCTCACCGAGGATGAGCGCCCGACCTCGCGGGTCCTGCTGCCCGATGACCGCCGCAGGCGTGAGACCCAAGTCGATCCCGACGATGATGGGCCGCAACCCGTTGATGATGCCACGGAGCGGCTGCTTGGCCATGTGGTAGTCAGGTCGGAAGTACTTGTACACCGGTTGCCCGGCGCTCGACAGGCCATAGTCTCCGTCGATGAAAACCCGGATGTACTCTTCCGACCGGCCCTGTGTATCGTAGTACCCATCCGGCAGGTTCTCGATGTTCTCGGCGTAGGGGCTGCGCCCCGAGGGCTGCTTGAACACATCCCACCCGTTGTCGTTGGGTGACACGCCGTCCTTGGGGTCGAGCTTCTCGAACTGGTAGTACCACCAAGTGTCCATGGTGGGCGGGTTGGTATCGCCCCACATCCCGTGCCACGTCGGACCGCCGTCCTTAGCCGAGGGGAAACGACCGACACGTTTGGACATGGCGTCCACGATATCAGGGTGAATGTCCCGGCACTCGTTAAACCATGCGAAGGTAAGTTCGAGTGAGTTCAGGTTGGCCACGTCGTCCGCGTCATCAAGCGCGCGGAACATGATCTCACACTCAACATCGCCAACCTTGAAGAAGTAGGTCTTCTTGGTCCGCAGCCACGTCCCGCACTGACCCGGAGGGAACCAGTCGAGGAACGTCTTGATCGTGGTATCTTCAAGCTGGCGTGCAGTCTCGCGGACCACAGCCGCCCGCGTGCGGCGGATACCCTGCTCGTTGGGTTCCTGCATGGACGCGCGCCGCACGATCTCGAAGCAGCAGGTCACAGACTTACCTGAGCCGACCGGACCCATCAGGGCACGCATCTTGGCGTTGCTCTCCATGAAGCGCTTACCGGTAGGCGGCGGCGTGTAGTTGATAACCACAGCCATCAGTGTTTCATCCTACCGTGTTCGTGCTCTTCGCGCTTATCCATCGCATGATGGACCCAGATACCGGGGTCTTCGTCGTCCTCGGTGGGGTTGCACCAACAGTCAGGATCAGGCTCATGATCGCGCAGATCACCAATTGGTACGATGTGGAAATGATGCTCATCACCGGGTTCATATACCATCGCTGAGACCCAATCGAAGACCATGTCATGCGTCCAAGAGGAGTATGAAGAACTCCCGCCCGCGCTTTCTGGAGATGTTGATCTTGGTCTTGAACGACTGACTAGCTTCAGTCAACCGATCCTCGATGAGCTTGGCTGCCTGCGCTGTCCGGACCCGGTAGCACTTGTAACCATCATGCTCCTCGATCATCGGAGTCGTCCTCGCTCTCTGTGATCATACGAGACGTGGCGTCGATCACTTTCATATCGGATGGGGATGACCCAAGGTTGATCATGATCTTGACCCCACCGCCAGCGGTGGAGGTATCCTCGTTGTTCTTAGGCTCCAGACCGGCCCACTTCACGGTGCTCTTGATCAGGTCGGCCTTGACGGCGGGGGACACTGACGGGTCGTGGATCAACATATAACTTGTCGTCAGGAGTTCTTCCGCCTGCGCCCGCGCTTTGAGTCGGAACGTCAGTCCCTTCTCACGTACCTCCTCGCGGTATAGCTCCACCCGCTTGAGGAAGACCTTGTCTTGGTTGAAAGCCAGCAGGTCGTTGGCATCGATCCGGTGCCGGTCCTTGATCTCGTCGAGGCTTTCGCCCGAACCTTCCAGACACAGGGCTACGTCGAACGCGAGGCGGTCGGTCCACTTGGTCAGGTGAAGGGGGAGGCTGTCCATGCCGGGAGGGTATCATTTGATAGGTGGTGCCGCAAGTAGGGATCGAACCCACGACCTGACAATTACAAATCGTCTGCTCTACCTCTGAGCTATTGCGGCGACTGGGTTGTGTAACTTTACACGTTTGGTTTTTCAACGGGAAAATTTTTTGGGGCGTGCTAACTTTATATGTTCTATGTTTGTTCTACTTTGGTTTTTGGGGTCTTGGATTTTTTCAAGGTTGATGTTTTATCAGATACTTAGCAGCCTCCAACAAGATACGGGGGCTGTCCCGGAATGAACCTAGCGAAACATTACATGGACCACATAGAAGCCCACGGACTTTCCCTGTCGTGTGGCAGTGATCTATGGCCAGACGCCGTTTACCCGGAGGGGCTTTACAGATTGCGCATACATCGCCTTGCGCTTTCAGCATCGAGGCGTAGCACTGCTCGGTAAGTCCGTACTTCTTGGCTTTCGCCCGGTGCGCGTAGTCTGGTCGCTCCTGATGCCGAAGCACAGTGCATGGTTTACAATAGGCCGCGTACAGTGGAAGCCCACGCTTCGTCAAACCACGGGAGTGAAACTCGCTGACCGGCTTGAACTCATCACAGCGAGCGCAGTGAGACTCGTCGTCACGCGAATACAGGTTCGCCCACCGAAGGTCCAGATGGTCGCCGTTGCGGACCCTAATATACCCCGGAAATGTGGGTGGCCACACCCCGGTGGTCAACGCCCAGACAAGTCTACGTGCGGATACTCGCACCGCACCGATCTTCAGCGATGCGCCAGACTTCGCTCCATTGGCTCGGACACTAGCTTTCTTCCAATGTGGCGCGCGGAGAATCACCCCCGTCTCCGGGTCGTACCGAAAAGCTCGGCGGATGTCCTCGATTGGTAGATCACACTTCATGATATCCCCCTTTCTGTATGGGTAAATAGTACATACACACAGGGGTACTTACTGTCAAGGGGTCTTGGGTTGTGAGGTTGCCTTATGCCCCCACCCCGTCGCCGTCGCGTGTCCATGTACCCCCCTCCTAAGTGTCTGTAAACAGGGCACAAAAAAACCCCCAAGGCCGAAACCTTGGGGGCTAAGTATTTGATATTTAACGATTATCGGCCGAGGCGGGCCTTGTTCGGTGCGGCCTTAGGTGCCGCATTAGGTGCGGTAATCTTAAGAACAGGAGCCATAAATCCGCCGTTTCTCCCTCGCCGTCGCACTGCAATCAATTCCACAGTGTTGGCCTTGACTAGCTTGGCCATAGTAGCAGGTGAATAGGTCTCACTTGCCTTCACATCAATGCCATCGACCCAGAGGCTCCACTTGGAAACCGGTTTTTTCAATTCCAACAAATCGGTGATAAGATCGGAAACCTCACTGGCGGCATAGCCGCCGCTAGAAACACGGCGAATCTCCACAGCACCGTTACGCTCAAAAAGCGACACATAACCTTCAAAGATAGCCATTTGACTTACTCCAGTAAAACCGTCGGCACCTTGCTTCCGGCCCCTCCATTATGCCGATTTCCGGCCCCGTGTCAAGTTTCGATTTTGCTTGTATAGTTTCAATACTTTACACATCTTCCATATACGTGTCAGATTACGTCATATCGAAGGGCGTTCAGATTTTGCCATATCGAGCGAGATCGCTAAGTCGCTGATTCTAAACAAATAATACAATTTTTTCGACGAAAAAAGCTAGTTTAGTTATTACTATACAAACTTTACACTTTACATACTTGACAGTATAATTAGGAAAAAACGTAGGGAAACCAAGGGGTTGGTATGTATGGTATAGTTTATAATAATCTAAAAAATATAAAATATATAGAGAATCGTGGGTCATTAACGATCAGAGTGAGTTACCCCCTTCCCGGAAACTATACAGTGTAAACTTCCTAACACCCTCCCCAACCTCCTTTCACGCGACATTATCTCCAAAAACATATATTTTTTATATCATTCCTTATTTTTCAAACACTTACCGAGCGTAAAGTTATATCTTTTCTAGATTAAAAATCCATCTTTTTAGATTATTCACTCCGAACCTTACACATTTCCATGTCAAGTTTGAATAGCAACGAGCCGCTTGACGCCGATCCCGCCCCGTGGCAAAACCATGGGGTCGGGGCAATCCATGTCCAGATAACTTAACTTTACAAGGGATGATGAGTATGACTCGGACCACTTTTACCTCGTTCGCTGATCTCAAGGGTACGTATGTACCCTCCAAGGCTCTCTCTGTGGTGCCTCGCCGCCGTCACTATCTGTCAGCTTCCGACGCTGTCTATGACTACGCTGTGGGTCATGAGTTCATCGTGGTGGACTCCACAAGCCCCTTCGATGGCTGCTTTGTGTCTACTTTGGACGCCAACACTCTCAAGGCTCATGGCTACACCGTCATCGATATCATGTATAATAACAACCTCAATGTGGAGGTGAGCCTGTGAGCAACCTTACACTTCACTCTTTCGCCGCTCTCATGGAGCCTGTCGCTGACTTCGTTACCTCCATCACTTGGCAGGACAGCCAGCCTGTCGAGGTGCTGCTCCATGAGAAGGCTCTGCGGTACTTTGGTAACTCTTGGTACTACGACCACCCTGTCTGGTACCTCTTCGACGAACTTGACGCTTGGGGCGTCACTTATGGCTTCACGGAGTAACGACAATGGCCAAGCTCACCAGTGTCTACGCAGTGTTTGAGAAGGGACCCGCTAAGCGGGTCTCTATCCCCCTGACAACTCGCAATGTTCTGGATGCTGTCCGTATCCAAATCGGCCCTGATACCGGTGGCACACGGCTTGTCGGTGTCCTCAACCAAACCAAAACGAAGTGGATCGACTAATGGCTGAACAGCGCACTATCGACATGTTTCTCGATGCCGTCACAACCCACCAAATCCGTGAGATCACTGGTTCCCAGCGCTTCTATGAGGCGCTGGGTTACCTCACCTCATGGAACATGACTTACAGCTATGTCCGGATCACTGGTGGTACCTACTGCGGAAACCCCGAACTGATTGCCACCTACAAGGACGAGGCTGATGGCGGCGTCTGCTATCAGATCGGTGCCGTCTGGCACGATGACCACTTTGGTTTTCACTCGTAACAAGTCGAAACGGGACTTCACATCCCGTCTGGTGGATCGCCGCCCACCACTGATGAGACAGGCAAACCCAACCCAACATCGATGGAGGCAGCAATGTCCGAGAAGTCTGTACGTACCTCTGGCTGGAACGCTCGCCAGTATGTCCAATCCCTAACCCCGTTCCACAACAATGGCTCCAATCACCGGCATCCCAAGGGGTCTACTCTGTGGGGTGAGTACGTCGGTGATCTCTATGTGGTGTATAGCTACGGCAAGCACTGGCCGCTCTTCGCCAACTGGAAGGGTGTCTGGTTCGCCAACACCGAGAAGTCCACCCGGACTACCAACCGGCATAGGGGTTATGTGAACCCCGGCCCTGCCGTGCCGTTGGACTGCGCCGGTATGAGACTCCTCGTAGACCACGGCCCATATCCTGAACACATGGTCATGGCAGCCAAGCTGAAGCTCCTACCGGATGAACTCATCCCTGTGGCAACTGCGATCCGCATTGGAGGTTGATATGGTTACGCTCTGGTCTCTGCGACTGGTCAGCGCCGCTGTGATCTGCGGTCGCTACGGCTACGGCTACGGCGACGGCTACGGCGACGGCGACGGCTACGGCTACGGCGACGGCTACGGCTACGGCGACGGCGACGGCTACGGCTACGGCTACGGCTACGGCTACGGCAACGGCAACGGCTACGGCTACGGCAACGGCTACGGCGACGGCAACGGCGACGGCGACGGCGGAGGGTGATATGAACGACGAACGCAAAGCTCAACTCATTGAAAAGTACCGTGATATCAACGTCGAACACATCGATTGGTGGGACTGCACCTACAGCGATTTCCGTGAGGATATGAAAGCCAAGGGGCTCGAAGTGCGGGACATGCGCTTCTCTGGCTTTTGGTCACAAGGCGACGGCGCGTCGTTCACCGGCTACATCAACGACAACACCCTGTTCCTCAAGGCCCACGGACTTAACGAGACATATCCGTGGGTGGCGAAACTGCTTGAGATGAACGGCGACTTCACCCTCAAGATCGAGCGGACTAGCTACCACTACGTCCACGAGAACACCGTGAGTGTGGACCTGACGTTCACTGACATGTTTACCCATGTCCTACCACGAGACGACCTGCGCAGTGCCATCGCTGACTGCTGGGATAAGCTTCTCGACGCCGAGTACGAGACGCTGGCAGGCACCGCACAAACCATCATCAGGGATCACTGCCGTGATCTCTACCAACGACTGGAGGAGGAATACAACTACCTGACGAGTGACGAAGCAGTATGGGAAGCCATTGAAAGCAATGGGCTTTTCGAGATCGACGAAGATGAAGACGAAGAGGAGAACGTGTGATGGAAAATACCCGCCTGTTTGCACTGCGTCGATACCGCAAGGGACCGCTGATCAAGGATCAGTTCGGTGATGTGGTCTACTTCAACAACAAGACCGAGGCCAAGCGGTCGAGGGACAGGATCGGTGGCAACGCCGTCGTCACTCTCGGCCCGGATCACAAGCTCTACGAAGGGAACATCTAATGGGACTGCCCGACACAGCCTGCATCATCGTCGGTACCAACGGCTTCGTCTGGTACGCCCCCAAAGTGGAGGACAACGGCGAGTATATCCACATGTCCGGAGCACGGATCATCCGGCAGTGGGGCACCGAGAACGGACTCGCCCAGCTTGTAGCTGGCCCGACAAAGAACACGGCCCTCGACGCCGCTTCCGACGTGATCCTCAATAAGGCAGCGTTCATCTACGCTATCCCCTGCAAGGCGTGGCCGTGACCACGCTCTGGTCTCTGCGACTGGTCAGCGCCGCTGTGATCTGCGGTCGCTACGGCTACGGCTACGGCTACGGCTACGGCTACGGCTACGGCTACGGCTACGGCTACGGCAACGGCTACGGCAACGGCAACGGCAACGGCTACGGCTACGGCTACGGCAACGGCTACGGCAACGGCAACGGCAACGGCTACGGCTACGGCTACGGCTACGGCGACGGCTACTGACACGGCGAC